CCAGATTGTTCTATTTCTTCTAATAATTCTGGATAATGATGCCAAAGAACAATTTCACTTGGTCCTTCTAAATCCTCAATCGAATAATCATCGTTTCCTTGTAAATGATTTTCATCAATGATTGTTCCATCGTATTCATTACCAAAATATTGTTTCACTAATTCGTGATACAGTTTATTCCTTTTACCGCCTGAATATTGTTCATCTGGGTCACTATATTTTTTAATCATTGAATTTGGGTCATCCGATAGAATTCTTTTTACAATCATACTACGTACATTCGCATCTCCTATATCTAATAATTTTGGTTCTTTTTTAAACCTGTACTTTCTACTTATATCACCGTAAGTTGTTCCGTAATCCGGAGTCAATGCAAACCATTGAAACCCGTCCATTTCATTTAGAGGAATATATTTTGCGAATTTTTTATAAATGGTGGAATTTTCTCTCATATATTGTAAAATGATTAGATTTTTACAAAATATAAAATACAAAATATAAACATAAAACTTTAATTTATATAAAATGGAATTCGGGATTGATTTTGATGATGCAAGTAAATGTTGGAGAGAAAATAAAAAAAGAAAAGAAAATGGAATATATGTATATAAATGTATGGGATTAACCCAAGAGGGAAAACCTTGTCGAAGAAATGCGATGAAAGTAATCGGCGCGGAATATTGTAAAATACATTTTTTTCTTTTTACCAAAAAATTGAATTAGAAATGTTTTGAAAACAATCTAAATATAAATATAATAATAATTATAAGAGATGTACGGCAATCATTTTCATTCAAAAGTTCCAGTTCGTCCTTCAAAAGTAATTGGTATTCAATTTAGTCTTTTATCACCAGAAGAAATTCGTAAGAGTTCAGTGGCAGAGATTAACAATCGTAATACCTATATGAATAATAAACCGGTCATCGGTGGCTTATTTGACCCGCGTATGGGGGTGTTAGAACCTGGTCTAATCTGTCCAACGGATGGTTTAGATTATATGAAAACGCCTGGTTATCACGGTCATATTGAGTTGGCACGTCCAGTGTTTTATATTCAGTACTTGAATACCATTCAAAAAGTATTACGTTGTGTTTGTTTTAAATGTAGTAAATTGCTTATTAGTAAAGAAAAATATAAACAAGCGCTAAAATTACAGGGGGAGGCGAGATGGAAGTATGCATTTGCTCTTTGTAATAAGATCGGGCGTTGTGGAGAAGATACGGACGACGGTTGTGGATGTTTACAGCCCACCAAAATTCGTAAAGAAGGTTTAGCCAGTATTTTCGCAGAATGGAAAACGGATAATGATGGAAGTGAACCGATTGTTATCAAATTGACTCCTGAAATCGTTTTGAAAATATTCAAGCGAATCAGTGATGATGATGTATCCTTTATGGGTTTCAGTCCTTTATGGTCGCGTCCAGATTGGATGATTTGTCAAGTGATGATTGTTCCCCCACCAGCGATTCGTCCATCCGTAAAACACGACGCGCAACAGCGTTCGGAAGATGATTTAAGTCATATTTTAGTGAATATTATTAAAACAAATAAGACGTTACAAGAAAAAATACAGGCAAATGCAGCTGCAAATGTGATTGATGATTGGACAATGGTATTACAATATTATGTAGCTACACAAGTTGATAATAAAATACCGGGGGTTGCATCAGTCGCACAACGAAGTGGCAGGCCGCTGAAATCGATCAAGGATCGTTTGAATGGAAAGGGAGGGCGTATGCGTGGGAACTTGATGGCCAAGCGTGTGGATTTTAGTGCGCGTTCGGTCATTACGGCAGACCCGAATATTTCGATCAAGGAACTCGGAATTCCAATGAAAGTGGCGAAGAACATCACAAAACCGGTGGTCGTCAATTCACTGAATAAGAATTTCTTGTTGGCTTTGGTTCGAAACGGTCCAGATGTATACCCTGGTGCAAAAATATTAGATAAGAAGAATGGCGAGTCAATTACATTACGTTATATTGACCGTGATTCGATTGTCTTGGAAGAAGGAGATATTGTGCATCGACATATGATGGACGGTGATGCGATTCTATTCAATCGTCAACCAACTTTACATCGAATGTCGATGATGTGTCATATTGCGCGAATTATGAAACGTGGAGATACGTTTCGTATGAATGTAGCCGATAGATTTTGTGTCGGCAGCAGGAGGCGTTAAAAGCGTGCTACCTCCTAGTGAGTAAATCAATAAATAATTAGGCAAATAATATAAAGAAAAATTATCATAATAATAAAATGGAGGTAACGGATACGAAACCTCTAGAAAAATGTTGTTCAAAATGTGGTATTACAAAAACAGAAAATTTATTTATTACAAACCGTAATATATGCAAGGAATGTAGAAATAAAAAAAGTAGGGAAAAATACAGTTTATTGACAATAAATAATGAAACAGAACAAGAATGTAATGCTTGTTTAAAATCAAAACTGTTACCATTATTTATTAAAAATAAGAAAATATGTATTGAATGTAATAATAATAAGAGAAGGACAAAATACGAAATAGATGAAGAACATCGTATTAAATTAATCAAAAAAGCAACTGAATTCAAACAAAAAAGGATTATTGAAAAACATAAAGTAAAAGAATTTGAAATAGGTATTGGTAATAATAAATGTAATTATTGCAATGAAATCAAAACGAAAGAAAGATTTAGACATAATCGTTTGAAATGCAAAGATTGTGAAAGAGATGAACCTATTTCAAAAATAATCCGTAATGTTAGAAGCAGAATTTTTAGTTCTATTAAATACAAGTCAAAACATACAATTGAATATCTTGGTTGTAATTGTTTGGAGTATTTAAAATGGATATTAAATAATAACGAATGTTTTACATTTAAAAATTATGGTAAGGAATGGCATATAGACCACGTTATTCCTTTATCAAAATTTGATATTACAAATGAAGAACAACAATTAATTGCTTTTAATTGGAGAAATACGATGCCTTTGTCTGTTAAAGAAAACTTGTCTAAAAATAATAAAATTTTAATACCACAGATTGAACAACATTATAAAAATTTGATTGAATATCATAATGAAAACAAACTTGAAATGCCTCAAGTATTTATTGATTTATTTGCGACGTAATCAAATTGCTGGAAGTTCCTTAGAGCCTTTACTACCACCCTTTTATGGAAACATTTAGGGGGACCACGATTAACAGTCGTACCCAATGGTAAAAATGTAAAGGATTGGATAATCAGCAGCCAAGCCCCTAACCTCGTTATGGTAAGAGTATGGGGAAGGTTCAGAGAGTAGACGGTTACGGGTCTTAAATGATGGTTTAACCAACCTGATAAGGCACAAGGTGTATTCCGGCCTTACCAGAAATGGTAAGGATTTAGGTGACAAAACCTTACAATGCCGACTTCGACGGCGATGAAATGAATTTACATATGCCTCAAGACCCAGAATCCGAGGCGGAATTGAGAAATTTAGCAGCAGTACCCTATCAAATTATCAGTCCAGGTAACAACTCGCCAATTATTGGCATTTATCAGGACTCGATGTTAGGTAGTTATCAGTTTACAAGAGAAAATATAAAATTTACGCCACGTGATGCAATGAATATCTTGATGATGTTCAATCGTGTCAATGAACAAGAATTGGCAGAAGCATTAACCGCAAACAACGGCAAAATCAGCAATTTCAATATTTTAACACAAATTATGGCGCCCCTTACTTTAAAATATAAGACAAAAGCATTTATTGAGGACAAAGACGACCCCAAAAAATCCAACGCTTTCTTGGAAATTATCAATGGAAAATACATTCGTGGTCAAATGGATAAGAGTGTATTAGGCGGTGGTACAAAAGGGTTATTACATCGAATATGTAATGATTTTGGAAATATGGCTTCTGCCAAGTTCATCGATGATTTACAAAATGTGGTCACGGAATATATGAAATCAAGTGCCTTTAGTGTAGGTATTAGTGATTTAATATCCGATTCAAAAACAAATCAATCGATTATTCAAGTCATTACAAATAAAAAAACAGATGTGAAGAATTTAATTGAGCAAGTACAAATAGGTGTCTTTGACAATGCCACAGGTAAGACAAATGAAGAAGAATTTGAGACACAAGTGAATAATATTTTGAATCAAGCGTCCTCAGAATCAGGTAAGATTGGATTGAAGAATTTAAGTAAAAACAATCGTTTCGTAACGATGGTAAATGCGGGTTCAAAAGGTAGTGATCTCAATATTTCCTTTATGATTTCTTGTTTGGGTCAACAGAATGTAGATGGTAAACGTATTCCTTATGGATTTGAAAATCGTACCCTTCCGCATTTTACAAAGTATGATGATTCCCCAGGAGCACGTGGGTTTGTAGAAAGTTCGTATATTAACGGATTGAATCCTCAAGAAATGTTCTTTCACGCGATGGGTGGTCGTGTAGGTCTTATTGATACCGCGGTAAAATCAGTTACTTGGGAAACACCTATCGTTATTATTGAAAATGAAGAACCCGTTTATATCGAAATCGGTAAATGGATCGACGAAAGACTTGCAAAAAATCCAGAGGATATCAAACATTTTACAGAAAGACAAATGGAATTACTAGAAACCGAAAAAGAAAATATATTTATTCCTACTACTGATGAAGACGGTATTATTACGTGGGGAAATATTACTGCGATTACCCGTCACGATCCTGGTACAGAATTATATGAGATTAAAACATATGGCGGAAGAAATGTGATTGTTACAGAAAGTAAATCCTTATTGATTTGGAATAAGGATACAAAGAAATTCAAAGAAATGTTAACACCAGAGATTAAAGTGGGGGATTGTGTTCCAGTGACAGCAGAATTATGTCAACCTCCAGTTGTATTAGAATTTATTAATATGAAAAAGTATTTTGCAAAGGAAGAATTTGTTTATGGTACAGATTTCAACTGTGCTTTAAATGAAATGAAAGAAGCAATGGAAAATAAAAAGAAAATACCAGAAGGGTGGTGGAATGAGAATAACGGGACAAAATTTACACTTCCTTACAGTAAAAAATCATCTTTACAAAGAACGAGTGTTCGTTCGAATTTGTTGAATATCAAAGATGGATACATTTATCCTTATCACGCAAATCGAAAAGATACTTTTATCCCAGAAAAATTCGCTTTAAATAATGAAAACGGTATTTTCATTGGGTTGTTTTTAGCAGAAGGTAATGCGAATAAAAATTCGGTAACCATTACAAACAACAATGCAAATATTCAAAGTTTTGTGAAACAATGGTTTGAAAATTTCGGTATTCATTTTGTACAACGGGAAAGAATCAATCAAATTGGAGGAAAAACGACAACGATTACAGGGAATTGTTCGTTATTATCTACTTTCTTGACAAAATTTGTTGGTCACGGAGCAGATAAAAAATATGTACCTACCGAGGCTTTTATCGCATCCGAAGAATTTGTCATTGGTTTATTGAATGGTTATTATTCAGGAGATGGAACCATTTCCAAGAATTCGATTGATGTTAGTTCTGCCTCCAAAAGATTGATCGAGGGTATTTCGATGTTATGTTCAAGATTCGGTATTTTTGGAAAAGTATTTCAATCTCAATTAAAATCCAATAATTTGGGAACCAAAAATATCAAACCTACGTATCGAATGTCGATTCGTGCGCAATGGGGACAAATCTTTACAAATAAAATTTCCTTATTAGAAGAAACCAAAAATACAAAAATGCGTACGATTGTTTGGGGAAATTCTCATCGTAATTTCGATACCTATCATCATACCGTATTGGATAAAATCGTAGAAATTAATATCATTGGCGTGGAAAAACACCCAAAAGTATATGACTTAACGATTCCTTCTACCTTAAATTTTGGACTTGCCAATGGTCTTCAAGTGCGTGATACCAGTACTACAGGGTATATACAGCGAAGATTAATCAAAGGTTTGGAAGATTTGATGGTTGGATACGATATGACGATTCGTACAAATAAAAGTAAAATCGTACAATTCTCTTATGGCGATGACGGGATCGATCCAGTGAAAGTAGAAAATCAGATGTTACCCCTTGTAACAATGAGTACCCAAGACATTTATGCGCATTATACCATTCCAGAAGAAACCGGAAAAAACAAGACTTTATCTCAAATCCTTTTGAAAAATACATTGACCAGAAATAAAAAACAGCAAGGAAAATGGTTGGAACAAAGTAAGAAAATCATCGATTGGTTCTTAGAAGAACGTACGAATATTATCGACCACGTTTTCAAAAAGAAGGGGGATAGTGTCGTGAATTGTCCAGTGGCATTTATGTACATTATTGGAAATATTCAAGGACAGTTGAATATTAATTCCTCTTCTTTAGTGGATCTTACTCTCTTGGAAGCCTTGGAACTCATTGACCAAACGTATGCCATTCTGGAGAAAAATTATTATTCCCCTCCTACCAAATTATTCAAAGTACTCTATTATTATTATTTATCCCCCAAAGATTTACTTTTAGTAAAACGGTTTAACCGTGCAGCATTAATGGTTTTGTTAGAAACCATTGTAAGTACTTATAAAAAAGCCATTGTAACACCAGGCGAAATGGTTGGGATGATCGCTGGTCAAAGTATTGGCGAGGTAAGTACTCAGATGTCTCTTTTATCCAGTGAGAAAATTAAACTTGTGAAAAGAAACAAGGAAAGTCAAGAACTAGAACACTTATCTGTGGAAATCGGTCCATTCATTGAAAATCTAATCGAACAACTTCCAAACTATACTTTCGATACAGGACACGGAATGAATAGTGTAGAAACACTCTTGGAAAAATTAGAAGATGATTATTATATTGTCGGTGTTACAGAGGATGAACAAACAAAATGGAACAAGATCTCCCATATTTCAAGACACCCTGTGAATGGACAAATGATGAAGGTTACTACAAGAAGCGGAAGGGTTGTGGAAACAACAACAAGTCATTCTCACTTGTTCCGTTCAGAGGAAACTCAAAAAGTAGAAGCGATTGTTGGTGCAAATATGAAGAAAGGAATGAGAATTCCGGTAGCTAGACAAATTGCCCAAACCTTTACACAAACAACCATTCAAATCAATGATAAAAATTACAAATTAGATTCTTTATTTGGATGGTTTGTCGGGGCTTATTTAGCAGAAGGAAATATAAATTATCACGAAATTGCCATTACCAATATATCAAATACTTTTATTGAAAAAACCAAAGAATTTGCAAACAGATTTGACAAAGAATGTCGTATCAGTGAAAAAGAAGGAGAATATGGACAAAGTATAACTACCAAATTTACTTGTAAAGAATTGGCTTGTTTATTATTAGATACGTCTGATACAGGTTCTTTTGTGAAAAAAGTTCCTGATTTTGCATTCTTAGCTCCGTTAGAATTCAAAGCAGCACTTATTCAAGCTTATTTTGATGGCGACGGTAATTTTCAAAATGATAAACAACATCATCAAATTCGAGTTTGTAGTAGAAGTAAACAATTAATCAAAGATATTTCGTTATTATTAAATTACTTTGGTATCTTTTCCTCCATCAAAGAAAATCTAATCCGTGGTTCCAATCTTTATCATTTATCAATTTCGGTCAAATATAGTGGTATGTATAAGGAAAAAATCGGTACTGAATTACATAAAGACAGATTAGAAAGTTTGGTTCAATATACAAAAAGAGATAAAAATATTTCATTAAATGAATATATCGATAAAATCAATGGATTGGGTAAAATCATTGCGCATTGTGGAAAAACATTGAATTTACCTGGACAAAGTAGAAATTATGGATTTTATAAAAAGAAAGATACAATTGGACGTAGAACTTTACAGAAATACTTGGAAATTTTCAAGTCTCATCCAGATTCCGCATTAATTCAAACAGAATTGTCTATTTTAAAACAAGCAGCCACCGCAACAGTAGTTTGGGATGAAGTCGTAGATATTGAATTTTATACACCAGAACAAACAAAATATGTATATGACTTTACTATTCCAACGAATCAAACTTTTATGACTGACTATGGTGTCATCGTTCATAATACACTAAACACTTTCCATTTCGCCGGAGTCTCATCGAAATCTAACATCACACGTGGTGTGCCTCGTATTGAAGAAATATTATCCTTATCGAGTGAACCAAAAAATCCATCCTTGACCATTTATTTAAAACCCGAAGACCAAACAGATAAAGATAAGGCACAATCCATAATGTATATGTTGGAACATACACCTTTAGAAGAGGTCGTTAAATCCGTAGAGATTTGTTTTGATCCGGATGATTTGAACACACTTATTAATGAAGATAAAGATACGATGGAACAATTCAAAGTCTTTGAAAATATGGTGGCAGAATGTGCGGGTATTGATTTGTCGAATGATGAGAATCAACGATCCAAATGGGTTTTACGTATGGAAATGGATGCGGAAGTAATGTTGGAGAAAAATATCACGATGGACGATATTCATTTCACCTTGAATAATGTATATGACAAAGAAATCAATTGTGTATTTAGCGATTATAATGCGGATAAATTGGTCTTCCGTATTCGTATGAATGAAATCATTAAAAATGCTTCCAATAAAGGTGGAACCAAGAAAGTGAAAGCAAGTCCACTAGATCAAAGCGATCAGATCTATTTATTGAAGAATTTTCAAGAACAGCTTTTACATAATATTGTTTTACGTGGTGTAAAAGGGGTAAATAAAGTGATGGTTCGTAAAATCAAAGACAATGTCACCGAACAAAACGGGATTTATAAAAAACAGGATATTATTGTCTTGGATACGGTTGGTTCTAATTTGATGGATGTATTAGCACTCAATTATATCGATAATAAACGTACTTATAGTAATGATATTGTAGAAATGTATAAAACGCTTGGCATTGAAGCGGCGCGTCAATCGATTTTCAATGAATTAACGGAAGTGATTGAATTTGATGGAACTTATATTAATTACCATAATTACAGTGTGTTATGTGACCGTATGACATATACAAGTAAAATGATTTCCATCTTTCGACACGGTATTAACAATGATAATATTGGACCCATTGCCAAGGCGTCCTTTGAGGAGACACCAGAGATGTTTTTAAAAGCGGCGAGACACGCAGAACTCGATACGTTACGTGGTGTATCTGCGAATGTAATGTGTGGTCAAGAAGGATATTTTGGGACAAGTTCTTTTCAAGTGATCTTAGACATTGAGGAAATACAAAAACAGAATGCTGCTGATGAAAATTATCAACCAACCGACGAAGAAGAAGAAATTGAAAAATTCTTTGGAAAGAGTACAAGTTCGGTGGTTGGTGATCAATGTAGTAATCAGAAATTAGCAATACAAAATAATGTGATTAATATCAAGTCGACGGATATGGGTGAGGGAGATGATGATTATAATCTATTTTAAGAATATCATATAAGTATTAAATTAACAAATATACAAGATAAAAAGGAAAAGATTTTTGTTATACTTTTTTTTAAAAAGTATATTTGCTATACTTTTTTTCAAAAAGTATATATTATATGACATACATATGCCCATTATGTTCAATCGATCCATTAAGTCATTCTCTAACGAAACTTGAAGAAAAAGATAATGTAATATATTATTATACGTGTCCTTCCAAAGCCAAACTGTATTATGATACAAATAGTATTATTCATCACTATGAAGGGGTGTTAAATGAGATTCCTGAAAATAAACAATGGTTTTGGATTTTAGATGGCATTGGTTTTAATTTGAATCATCTTATACAACTCGAAGTTGCAATTGAACTAATAAAACTTATTTCATCCAAATTCAGTAAAAATTTAAAAAAAATAATCATTATTAACCCGACGATTTATCTTTCCTCCATTTATCATCTTATCAACCCTTTTTTAACAGAGGAAATAAAATCAATTATCGAAATGAATTATGTGATTAAAAATGCAAATGATATTATTTATCCCTAGATTTAATATTAAAAGGTAGATCATTGATGAAATATGAAATATGAAATATAAAATATAAAATATAAAAATAATATATGAGTTTTAAATATTATTTTTACGTAACCTTAGTTTTATCAGTGATCGTTCAAATTGTAACAGGAATATTAGAAATAGGAACTCTTTTTGTAAAAGTGGAGACACCCTATATGATAATAAAACAATTATTATTTCTAGAAGTGTCTGTTCAAATTGTAGAAGGGTTATTTTATATTTGGTTGCTTTATAATTTTAATCAGGTATCTAATGTTACGCCAAAACGATATATCGATTGGGTTATCACAACCCCGACAATGTTAATTACCTTAATTACATATTTAATCTTTTTGAAACATATAGAGAGAGGAGAGGATACCTCAAAGTTAACATTATTTAAGGTACTATTCGAAAATTCAAGTAACATATCCTACATATTATATTTAAATTGGCTAATGTTACTATTTGGATATTTAGGTGAAGCAAAAATAATTAATACTTCAACAAGTGTTATTTTGGGTTTTGTACCGTTTTTAATATATTATTATACAATTTATATAAATTATGTAAATCAGAGTCAATTAGGTTTAAAATTATTTTGGTATTTCTTCTTTTTTTGGTCACTTTATGGGGTTGTTGCTTTTTTACCTTACTATACTAAAAATACCTTTTATAATATATTGGATTTATTTGCAAAGAATTTTTTTGGTTTATTTTTGACTTATATTATTATCTCAAAAAATTATACATTTACAAAATAGAATAATTTGGGTGCTATCTTTTTTTCAAAGGATTTTTGCTATACTTTTTTCCAAAAAGTATATTTGCGATACTTTTTTTAAAAAGTATATGTATATATATGAATAAAATAACAATACTTTTTCTTATTGTTCTTTTTTTAGAATACGCATATTATTATTTTTATTTATCTAATTGGAAAACATTTTTGGGAAAGTCAGCTCATATTAAAGATATACAATTTAATTTAGATAATGAAAAGGAATTAAGAATATTAATGACGAATTTATTGAACGAACGCGTAAAATTACTCGATACGATGTCTTATATTGAATGGGTGGAATATACGAATAAAAATGTGCTTTTAAATTTCAAAGGAAGAAAATATTATTTATATATTTATGAAAAAGATAAGGAAATACATAGACCAAACGTAGCATCTAATTTTATATTACGTGCATCTTATCAAAAAGAATTATTAAATTTAGATTTCTCAGATGAAGTAAAAAAGGTAAATCAAAGATATCTTGTATTACAGCAATTTCCGACGAATCCAAACTTAATAGATTTAATGTATTATATGCAGGAGACAATCAATGGTTGTAATTTTATCAATTATTATTGGGAAGATCCATTTAATAAACGAGCTATCCAAAAAAATGCTTATTTCAAAAAATTTAAAAAAAATGAAAATAATGAAACAAATATTACGGGTGTCATTGGGATTGGATATGAGGTAGAAGATTTAGATTATAAATACAGTGATATTGCTTTAGATTATGTAGGTATACCTTTTGTTATTTTCGTGATTTGTATGATTTTTGGACTAGTAAGTATTATGTATTATACAATTAATAGAGAATCTTATGTAAGACCTGGATTAATATTAATTATATTAAATGCATTTTTATTATATCAAATTTCACTTATTGGATCAATCACAGATATTCCATTAGAACAAACAAGAATAACAGAAATTAATACTAGTACATTAGGAGTATCATTTTTAGTTGCAGTTAATATTTTTATTATTAACACACTTCAAAAAAAAAGTAATAATAAAATGTACGCTAGTTTATATAGTGAATCCATCTTTTTATTTGCAGCTTCTATTATTTTTTTATTATTTTCAATGTACAAACAATCAAATTACACAGAAGTAAATGGTTTGAGAAAGAGACGTTTACAAAACCAGATTTTTTTCAATATGTCTATTTTTATGAATTTTGGTATTTTCTTGAATTATTTATTATTTATTACAAAACATAAAAATATATTTAATATGAATTATTTTAAATTTTTAGATAAAAAGTAGACAAGTCAAATTTACATAGTTGAATGTTTGAATTTGTTACATTTTTTTACTAAGTATAAAAGTGTACTTATAAACGTTTATGATTGTATAATAAAAGGTATAAAAATAAAAATATTAATAATATTAATAATTAATAATATTATTAATATTAATATGCATTCTTTTTATCAAATCATAGAAAAATCAAGTGAAAACCTCAATAATATTTTCCATCAAAGTGTTTTCTCTTATTTTTCCATAGAAGAAAATATAACAAATATAAGAAATAAATATTTTTTCTTACAAGAAATCGAAGAAAATATTTTTTATACCGAAGAAATGAAAAAAGAGATTCTCTATTTTTTCTCTCAAATCCAAAAAACCTATTTTGCCTTTTCTAAATTGGCTTCCCAATATAAATGGAAAAAGGCGAAAATTATGATGGATACAGATTTATGTTTAAATCAGATTGATTTAAAAGATAAAAATGTGATTTGTGTTTTTCATCAAGAAAATCATTATCTTTTTATAATCAGTGATTTAATTAATATTTTTACAACAGCTTTAACTTATTCGCCCAATTTCTTTTCTTCGCCATTAACGATTAAAAACCCTTACAACAATCTCCCCTTTTCAAAATCGAATTTATACAACATTTATTTTACTCTTTTTTTCAAATGTATACCGATCCCAGAAATTATTCAAAAATTTTTCCAATATGATTTTGATCTAGATTTATTTGAAAAAAAAAATCAAATTTTAATAAGGGAATGTGCTATTTTAAATTATCTGAATAATATCTCGGACAAAGAATTTGTTTCTGATACAAAAACAATGTTAGAATCTTATAATGAAAAACATTATAAAAAAATAGAAATGGACGAGGATTTTCCAAATCAACGTTTAATCAGTATTTTTAAACCTTATTTATTTATGTATTATATGAGTATTTTTTCGTTGGATTATAATAAAAAAATAAATTACAAAGAAGCATTGGAAAAAATGTTGTTTCGATTGCGTTATTATTTTCCGAGATTTGGTAAAAAAAGAATCAAAGTAACATCTTTGAAAAATAATTCAAAAACAACCTTTGAAAAAATAGTCGAATTTAATGAAGAATGTCCTCCTTTTTATTGTAATAAAAACAACAAATATTTTTTATCGAGTCACTTGGGATTAATGAAAACACACGATATTAACGAATTATTATCAGATGAAAAATTTATCATTCATTGCAATGAGCTGGAAAAAGACCGAATCTCAATCAAATATTTTATAAGAAATAATCATAGATTGTTCGAAGATTCTGAAGATGAATCCATAACTTCGGATGAATTACCGGATAATGATATTTTTGTATAATTTGATTTTTAACCTTTTCTTGTAAATTTCTTCAAGAAATCTTCAATTGTTTTTGGATACTCGATGGATTTTTGTAATTCTCCATAGAGTTCTGTTTCTTTATTTAATGCATCCGTTTTTATCAAGAGTTGATTTGTATTGGTTAAGATAATACGATTAATGGGCGGTTTATTAACAGGTGTCTTTTTGGTGATTGGTTGGGTAACGATGAAAATAAATTCTTTGGAATCGGATTTCTGATATCCGACCATTATTTTAGATGTTTGATTCGTTTCTAACAATTTATAGGTTCCCATAAAAACCGTAGGAATCTGATATTTTTGAACCAGGATCCATAAATCAAACAAAGAGAGAAAATAGGCATCATTCATAATCATATTTTCAAAAGTCATTGTTCCTTGAAGTACTTGATTACATAGATTTTCTTTACCTTCCATTTTTAACACATCCACGATTTTGGTTTGAAATTGTGTAAGATAAGATTGATAAGATTCGAATAAATCTTCCTTGATTTGAGAAACGGTTTTTTCCTTATTATATATGCTGAGAAGAATCACAATGACGTCATATGAACAAGCAATATTATTATTTTTATATTTGAACTCTTTATAATTGAGTGGAAACAATTGATTACGTTTTTTATCGAAAATGGGTGTTTCCACTTCTTCTTTACAAACATTTGTCATATTCATTTTATCTTGTATTTTTTCTTCTATTTCAATGATCGTTTGTTTCTTTGGTTCTGTTTCCTTTGGTTCTGTTTCCTTTGGTTCTGTTTCCTTTGGTTCTGTTTCCTTTGGTTCTGTTTCCTTTGGTTCTGTTTCCTTTGGTTTCTCAACTACTTCAATCGGTTCTTCAATTTGGGTAATCGATTTTTTTATAATAAGAGGAATGATTTCTTTGTCTTCTTCCAAGATAATCGTTTTTTTTCTCATTGTTCCGGGTTTCGCAATATTCGGTAATGTTTCCATATTTACTTCATTTTCATAAAGAGGATGAATCAACGGCTTCACTTCATCATAAGAATTGTTTTTTACATAAGGATTCATTTTCATCGGAATTAAACGACTAAAATACTCTTGGGTAATCATTGATTCAATTAAGATCATCTCATTATCTCTCAAATGATATTTCACTTGGTTATTTCCAAAAGATAAATACGTCTCTGGCTGAAACATAAAATTCTGGATACGAGTATATCTAGTCAATTCATCTGCCATTCTTCGATAATAAATATCCTGATTCCTTTCTTGATTAATAAGATTTTTCTTCGGTAAAATCAATTGACAAATACTTTTTCCTTCCTTTTCAACAATGGCACATACATTCGAAGCCGAACATTTATCCGCGTTTTTCACAATACAAGTAGAGACTTCATTGATCAGTTTGGAGTATTTTTCATCACCAATAAAAAGCACTTTGTCATCGATAATATCTTTTAATAATTCAGTTATTTTCTGTAATTTCGTTACATATAATAAAGTTTCGTTTTTCAAAACCCCTTCCAATTCTTCTCTCTCTTTGACATTTTCATAATCATTCAATAAAATACGAATGGTGTTTCGAAATACATTATAAAAATTCGATTCCATACGGATTTTTTGAATCATTTCGACACGTTCAGTATCGTGTTCCTTTTTGGACGTGGTTTCTAGATCGGCTAAAATCATATTATTTCCTTGAATGGAGGTTTTTAATCGAATATCCCTGGGAACATCGATTTTTTGGATTGGTGGATTGATTTGGATAAACTGGTTGGTTTCGGTAAGTATACCGACAATAAGTTCGTCTTCGATGACATTGATTAACGGTTTACAAGGAATCAGATTCTCGCTTTTTTCATTTAATTCAAGTAAAGAGGTTACCGTTTCTTCGTACGATTTCCAAATGGTAGGATCGGTCATAAAAACCGTTTTTTGTTTTTCCAAAGTTCTTGTTGGATTATCCAAAGAAGATGGATAACAAGGAACCATTACTTCATTTGTTTCATTGTTAACAATGATACCTATTATTTTATTATTGAAATTAAAGACATATTTTACAATATCGTATTCGGTATTTTTCAGCAACTTTTTCAAAGTAGAAAGGGGGATCGCTTGTTGGAAAAAATAACGATTGGGTAAACTTTCTTCTGGTTTACATATCGTATTCATCACGGGATAAATGATTTCATTTAATACATTTTTAATATTGGTATATTTTGTATCCCTATAAAAAAAACGGTCAACTGAATTATTGTCTTTACTTATACTCAAATAAGAATAGATTGGTTCATAGAATTCATCTTTTTTCATTAATATTAGTGTACCTAATTTTGGATTGAAAGGTTCGCTTGTATAATGATTCGTAGGACAAATAATTTCTATGTTTTGAGTAATATCGTCCTCTGGTATTTCAAGAATGACCAAATTGAATCCATAATGATAGATTTCTTTAGATGGAATATTTCGGTCTTTTAAGAAGCTTTTGGGTTGTGTCACCATATCCCATAAATAAGTATGATCAATTACGATTTTATCATTCTTTAAAAAATCAATAAAATTCAAAAAGGAACACGCAACTTTTTGATAATAAAGAATGGCTGCGTCTTCATTCAAAGAATGAGAAGGAGAATAAACAAGAGAATATAGTTTGGACTGGGTCGATTCCGGTGAATTTATAAATTCATCGATTCTCTCCGGCTGGATCGTTGCATCATAAAAATCATTGACTAGATTCCCATTTTGATAATTGATAAAATAATCGACCGATAAATTTTCGACCATTCGTTTTTTCAATTCTCTTATGGATATTTTCTTGGAACTAGAGTAAAAATAAGCGTCGGCGATACAAGCTAAAAAGGATTGTTTTGAACTCGTTTCAACACCGTGTCGTAAAAAACACGGATTCGCGGAACCAGATTTACAAGTTTGACCACTTACATTTAAAAATTGCTGTAATGGAATGGGTAAATACCCCCAACGACCATTGGAGAGAGGAAATTTCTCCATTCCGATAATATATTCATCTTCTTTTTCTTTTTCTTTTTCTTTTTCCCCGTTCTTTTCACCCTCTTTTTCATTTGTATCCTTCGCTTGACATTTTGTTACCGCTTCTAATCTTTTACGTGTATTTAAATCAAAACAACAAGGTAAACAATAACCGTCTGGATGTTTATCTACTTGGTATCCAGGAAATCTTTTGAAATCTTTTTTATCGGGATTATTATAAAATTCATATACGTAATGTCCAGGAATTACTGTTTTTGCATCGGGAGGCAATATTTTACCACACGTAGGATGCACAAGTATTTCTTTTCCGTTTTCCATTCTTTTTACAAAATCTTTGGGATCTAATACCGTATTCGTTTTTAAACACCAGTATCTTGGACAAATATAATTAAATTTCTTATTTGGATTCGACCCGTAAGTAATAATGTCTTCTTTTCTTAAAAAATCGGGATGTTCTTCATTGATTTTTTTCAATTCATCGTCGGTCAAAATAACGGGTTGTCTTTTTTTACTTGATAAACAAGTACGGGAATATGAATTATATCTACCTGTATCTGCTTTAAGAATAAGGGCCGGATCACGTTGTGAAATTCTCTCTTGGAAGAAATATGGATTGTTTAAGGTCATACCATCAATATTTTTAATGGTATTTTTATACGCAGTATTAGTATTTGTATTTGTTTCTTCTAAATTTTTATCCTCAACTTCGTCTTTGTCTTCGTCAGGATAATATAATTCTTGTGGTATGGTTATCCCATTATAGGTATCATTTTTCTTTTTTTTAGAAGCCCCTCCTTCTTTTTCCAAGTCTTCGTCTTCTTCTTCTTCATCGTCGTCATTACCAAAAAATAAATCCATTGCATTTTGTATTTTTTCTTGTTCCAAGTCTTCATCGATGGTTTCTTCTTCTAGTTTTTCCTCTTGCTTCTCTTCACGCTTCTCTTCACGCTTCTCTTCATGAAAAGAAACACGATCTTTAATTACCAAATTCGATATTTGAATTTCATTTTCTCTCGCTTCATTCGCTTCTTTTTTCTCGTTTATTTTGAAAATACGTAAGGAACATAAATGATCAATCGTTTTTTCTGGATACCGAGTACTATTTTTATCTTGCGTTATTCTTATGACCGAATCCAAAAAAATAGGAATCGTCGTTAAATAATGGATATCATTGATATTTTCCACGGTAATGGTAAGAATCGCACTTTTTTTAATGACTGAAAAAATGGTTTTAAATCCCGGATTATTCTTGATTTTAGTATCCGTTTTTTTCTTACCTTTTTCTACACTAAGCTCCCCGACAACACGTGCAAATAATTCATTGGCTTCAGTTCGATTCAAATCTTCGGAATAATTTTCCAATAAAGCCAAAATAATTTCTTCTCGATTGAATCCGAAATCATTGATTTTTTCAATAATAAAGGCTTCTTGACTCGTTGTTTTATTGAAATTGGCTACGCGTTTAAATCGCAATTGTGTTCTAACCTCATTTTCTCTCTTTGTTCCCGTTTTCTTTTTTCCCTTCGTTTCACTTATTTCTTCAATGAAGATCGTAGATAAACAAGTAAGACTACTTAAATTCAATTCATTCTGAATTTCTACTTGCAATTCGTAATTCAGGTATTTAATTTCTACGTTTTCATCATATAAACTACGAAAAGCTGGTATTTGATACCCATTTTGCTGTAAGAAATCACGAATATCATCCAATAATGGATTGATGGAATTCTGTAACATTTCATCCACAATCTCTTCTGAAATTACTTTTTTGAATTCGGATATAATGATAATATCTCCATTTTCCATAAATTCACATATAAAAGAAAAGGATTCGTTTTGTTTGGTTTTGGCCTCCAAATAAACGGCCACGGTTTTTGTTTTTCCAATCGTTTTGGTTAATTTGATAATTTCAGCTTTATTCAAAAAAGGAATTTTTTGACCTTCGGTAGAAATTTGATCCGTATAAAGTCGATATAAATTTTCTTGACGTAATGCTGGGTTATATTTAATCAATGGATTTTTTTCTGTTGCGTGAATCAACTTGAAAATAACATCCAACGGCATTTTTACGGAAAATTCTGGATGAATAATGATTTTCATTGAACGAATTCCTCTGGATAAATAAGGTAATTCTTCTTTTCTCTCTTTATAAATATCATAAAACATATTGACTACTTTATAACTTTCAAGATTGACACGTTTCAACGCTTCTTTATTGCCTTCCAATAATTCTTGTGATTTCTCGGCCAATGAAGACAAATCACGGATATTTTGAGAATACAATGCCGGAAAATAGATTTTGCTTGTAACATCTAGAGAGAAACCTTTTTCTTCGGCATTTTTAAAAACATCTTTCGCTAAACATAAATAAATGGTATTGTCGGTAATTTCGGTTCCCGTATTAAATAAAAGATAAGAATTCAATCCAAGAATCGATTTTCTGGATGTTTTCTCATAAAGGTAGTCGTAATTTTCTTTGACGTGATACGGATTATGAACAAAGGGATATTCGCCAGCTACTAAATAATATTTTTGTCCTAAAATTTTATCGATTTGCAACGGTTTTTGGTCGAGTTTTAAAGACAATAAATCGTCGTAATCATAAACTTTTTTGGAAGGCACAACAATTGACGGTTGGATATTCAAAAGAAAGGTTTCGAGACGATTTTTAGTCAGTTCTACTTTTTTATTACGAGTTAATCTTTCATAGATTTCGGCAGTATTTAATTTTTCGCTTTTTTGGCAGAAAAGATACATTTCGGGAATGGAAAAGGAAATGTTTTTTTTACTACATTCTCTGAGAATTTTGGTTTTGATTGTTGAAATCGTATCGTCATTATGAATCTGAGATTGGACAAAGAAAACGGGGGTATTATTCCCTCGAATTTTGATGAGTTCCTCTGGATCAAAATATTTTTCATACAAATCGGATTCGTTTATATTGGAAGTATCTCCATAAAATACGTAAATCGAATCTGTTTCATTGTTTTTCAGATAGTGAACTTTGTAAATCGATGGAATGTTCATTTTTAGTTAATACAATGAATATATATTATACCTTTTTAAAAAAGATATAATAATTAAAAATGGATGCGTTTATAAAAAAGAACAAAGATATTTAGGAATTTCCGTTTTATTAATTTTATTATCTTATGATATATTATAAAATGTCTTGCTCACCTTTTGACCTTTTTCCAAACGCAAAAACAACTTTTCCTTTCAAAAGTAATACAAATTGGGTTATGAAAATTTCTTCTGAAATTGAATCTGTTCTTGAATATTTAAATACCAATCAATCGAATTCAAGTTTTCAGGTTGCTGCAACAGGAAGTACTTCATTTGGGGCAGGTCCAAATACAAGTCAAGCGGATTTATTTGAGCTTATAACACTAGCCATAAAAGATCTTTTAAAAAATTTCATTGACAACTATCTTGCTGGTGTACCTGAATCACAAGACTTGGTTAGTCTTGTTACTTTAAATCCAGGATATTTATTTTTTGAGATCATATTAAATATTAATTCTGATACTCCAGTTAAAATAACCATTCCATTTCCAGCTTTACCTACTCCTAAAAACATTTGTGGTTATATGGGTGCAGGTACAAAACCAATTGAGCCATCAACATTAGATGATGTCGTAATCTATTCATCAATACAAACAGGTGTATTGGTATGTTTAACCCAATTATTATTAACTCTTGATATTCCAACGCTAGTAATAACTATGCTTACATTAACTCAAGAATCAGTTGGAAAGCGAAAATAAACTAAATATATATTTCAATTCATTGATCTCTAACAGTTAGCCTTAAAATTATAAAATAGTAATATAAATTTAATAATATTACTATTTTTGTTTCATTATTTATGATCATCAAAAAAGTAACCAAAATAACTTATCCACCACGTAATCTTAAAACAAGGTGTAAAGTAGATTCTTTTTGAATGTTATAATCCGTTAAAGATCGTCCGTCTTCTAATTGTTTTCCTGCGAAAATAAGTCGTTGTTGGTCAGGCGGAATACCTTCTTTATCTTGTATTTTTTGTTTAATTGCTTCAATGGTATCATTTGCTTCGACTTCTAAAGTTATTGTTTTTCCGGTAAGGGTTTTTACAAAAATCTGCATCTTATCTAATAGAATCAATAGATGTGTATTATATTATATTATATGATTACAAAATCTTTTTAAATCCTTTTCCACTTTTGAAAAAGTGGAGCAAAACTTCCCTTCGGGGATAGATATTACTATATAACTCGGCGCGAGTTTCTACAAAGTAATGGACAATTATAATTGTGCTACGCAAAAATATTTGTTCTTTTCTTTGTAGAAACTCGCGCGCCAAAAATATAATGATGAGGGTCTCTCACCTTATGGGCGTCCCCCCTGTATAGGAGGGATCATAAGGGAACCTAGGTTCCCTTAAACTAAGTCATAATAAGGATTGTCGTTGATTGTCATTCCACAGTATTCTTTCGGTTTTTTCTTATAATCTACAGGATTATAAATACCGGCTTCTTTGGCATTGGTTAATAAAAACTTGAAATTCTCCCAGAATTCTTGTTTATGTCCAATGGATTTGGTCATAATATGCGACAATTCGTGAATGGCAACAAAAGTAAGTGTGTTTAAGTCAATTAAATCATCATCCACTTTATTCTTATTAAGACAAAAAGCGATTTTCTCTCCTTTATTTTCACTATAAGCAGTTAATTCACTTGTAGGAAGTGTTTCCATTATTTTTTGTGGATTAAATCCATTTATTAAACGTTTTACGCGGTCGTCATCTGGTAATTTTTTACCCATATATTGAACCAACTCTTTACAAGATTGAGTAACAGAGGCGAGTAAATTGGTGGCTGGTTCCAACTTGGCTCGGTCTCTTACACAATATCGATTCCCATCTTTTGAAGAAATGACACATTTTAATTGAAAAGCATCGCTTTCATAATAGATTTTCAAACAAATCAATAATACGAATCCTACTAAAATATAAAAGAAGATATTTTGTTTGAATTGCATTTTTATGGAATCTTATATTATTGGACTATTTTAATTATTACAAAATAAATATAAGAAGAAATATAAAATGATATATATATAAATAATAAATGTCATTAGTAATTGTTTTTGTATGTCACAATAATGAAAGCATAAATAGAATAATAAATTACAATCATTATATTATGTTTGTTGGAAATGAAGAAATCGATGAACCATTTCTTAATAATGAGAAAATCATTATTGCTAGAAATTTAGAAAATAATATAGAATACGAGAAAAAGTTATTAACCTTTACTGCTTGGTATGCTATCTCAAAAAACAATTTATTTAAAGATTATGAATATCTTTGTATATTGGAATATGATGTTTGTTTTGATGAAGATTTTGAGAATAATTTAAAACAACAATGTGAATTAAATAATTATTTTGTAATAACTTTTAATGAGTCAAATAATCATCATTTAATCAATGTGGATGCAGATGAAAATATATTAAAAGAATTTTTATCATTAAAAGACATCGATGGAAATATATTAAATGAAATAAATTCTTGGGGATGTTCTACTAATCAATGTATTACTAGAATGATTTTAGATAATTTTGTAGATTGGTATTTTCCGTCTTACTTATTTATTAAAGAAAAACATTTTACAAAATTATCTTATTATCACGAACGTTTATTTATGATTTATTTAAAAAGTAAGTATATAGATTATATTAAAATAAATGGTTTATCACATTCACAATCAAGATCACACGGAGATGGTTATAATGAAATAAATGAATAAAAAAGGAATATAAATAGAAGGCACTAAATTTATAAAATATGAAATCGATTTTCAAAAAAATGATTTGTGGTTGTATCGTAAATGCGGATATTCATCGCGGGTTTTGTTATGCGGTAATAAACTACGTATCTGGATGTGGACTCTGTACACAAGAACAAAGAGAAGAAACGATCAACCGTTTATGGTTAACTGAAACTGAGAAATATATTTGGGAAGATTTAATCAAATGTTATGGATGGTCAAGAGAGAATGATAAAAAAACAGAGACAATCGATATTGAAAAAATAGAAAGGGAAGAACAAATTGATAAAATTTGGAATCGTCATTGTGGAGAGAGAATCCAGAGAAATTTAAGTTCGAATGATATTGATTAAATAATAAACGAATTTTCTAAATGATATAAAGATATTCCGATAAAATCAAGTAAATGTGTTCCATTCAAATAAAAAGAAGAGATTTTTCTTTTGATTTAAAAAATTATACAGAAGACGAATATAATATTTTATTAAATATGGATTGTAGATATATTATTTTAGGTAAAGAAATAGATGATGAAACCAATCGTAAATTACAGGGATATATTTATTTTGATTGTCCAAAAACATTTCAATCAGTAAAAAAACTTATTCCAAGAGTAGAAACAAATGAATTGCAAAAAACACCTAAATTAAATTATCAATTTTGTTCGAAACAAAATCAATTTGAAGAAAGGGGGGAATTACCGAATAATCGAGGCGAAAAAAAAGATAATAGTATGCTGGGTAAAGTGATTTATCGTCCAAAAAATACAAACGATTCTTTTGCAAGTCACGAAAAAGCAAAATTTTGGAGTTCCATCAATCAATTAAAACCCGAAGAAGTTTTTTTAAATTCTCATAAGAGTTATTGGTTTGATTGTCAAGAGTGTAATCATAGTTATGAATCTATTTTGAATAATATTAATATGAATAATTCAGGATGTCCTTATTGTTATAATAGGAAGTTATGTGGAAAAGAAGAATGTAAATCTTGTTTTGAAAAATCATTTGCTTCCCACGAAAAATCGAAATTTTGGTCGAATAAAAATATTTTAAATCCAAATCAAGTATTTAAAGGAAGTCCAAAAAAATATTATTTTATCTGTGATAAATGTAATCACGAATTATTTATTGGTTTGAAACAAATATCTTCTCAAGGACATTGGTGTTCTTATTGTAGTCATCAAAAATTATGTGATGATAATAATTGTGAGTATTGTTTTAATAATTCATTTGCCTCTATAGAAAGAAGCAAATATCTACACGATAATAATATTAAACCCAGAACATTGTTTAAAAGTACGAATAAAACATTTGATTTTAATTGTGATTTATGTAATACTGAATTTAAATGTCAGTTATCAGATGTAACAAAAGGTGTATGGTGTCCGTTTTGTGTAAATAAAACTGAGAAAATTTTATTTAATAAATTGAATGAAAAATATATATCTTTAAAATCTCAATATAAGGTTGATTGGTGTAAAAATATAAATTATTTACCTTTTGATTTTGTAATTGAAGATAAAAAAATAATTATTGAACTTGATGGAAAACAACATTTTGAACAAATTAAAAATTGGGTATCACCAGAAAAAACAAGAATGAATGATTTATATAAAATGAAATGTGCTAATGACAATAGATTTTCTATAATAAGAATTTTACAAAAAGATGTTTATAAAAATAAATATGACTGGTTAAATGAATTAATTTCTAACATTGAAAAAATAACTAAAGAAGATAGAGTTCAAAATATTTATATGTGTAAAAATAATGAATATAAAGATTTTGATTGAATAAATTACTTTTTATTTAAGGTTCACCTTGTCCAATATTTAACGGCGGCCTCATGAAGTCGGGGGTTATGGTCGATTGATTCCAAGGACCAACATATAATTGTGGGTTAGGAGGTTCACTACGAATTTGTAAGTTGGCGTTTCTAAGAGTTTGACCAATGGTATCAATACCAATATGGTAACCGGCTTTTAACAAATTTACATTTGCTAACTCGCCTTTACCACTTGGATTTAATTGGGCCCATTGACTATTGGTATCCTTAGGTAAAAGCTCGGCAGGATTTTGGATATTTGTTTGGGAACAGGTAGAAGGAAGACCCGGAGAAGTTGTTTGTACACCCTTGGCAGAAGCGAACACTTCATTTTGACCCATTGGTTCAGATGGTTGAACATTTCCTCCAGCGTTACCTTCAGCTAAACTTAAATCTTCAGCACTTGGATTTCGGTATTGACCTTGCATCGATTGATTTGATTCATAACCATAACTTCCCTTGGAACTTAAATAATTTGCAAATAAACTAATGACATAAGCAATGATTAATAAGCCAATAATTGCGCCAACACCATAATCATTCCACATCTTTTTTAAGGAGATACTCATTATATAAAATGAAGGATAAAATAATTTTAAAAATACATATTAAAATTATTTATTTTTACTAAAGAATGAAAACCAAAAAACTTTGATTTTTCCAAAGAAATAAATAATAAAGAATTTACTAAATTTCCAAGTTTTTCAATAAGTTAAAATCAAAGAAAAGAAATAAAAGAGAAAGTAAAGGAAAGAAATAAAAGATAAAGTAAAGGAAAGAAATAAAAGATAAAGTAAAGGAAAGAAATAAAAGAGAAAGTAAAGGAAATAAATAAGGAGAAAGTAAAGGAAAGAAATAAAGAGAAAGTAAAGGAAAGAAATAAAGAGAAAGTAAAGGAAATAAAGTAAAGAAAAGAAATAAAAGAGAAAGTAAAGGAAAGAAAAATTGTTCTAAAAATCATCGATTTCATTTTCTTCGAATTCTGTATTATCAAAGTCATCATCACTATCATCCAAATTTTCCAACATATATGTTTTTTTAATATTTTTTGCTTCTAAATAAGCAATAATCGCTGATTTCTTTGCTTCTTTGGCTTTTTTTCTCGCCTGTTTATACAAATCATAATAAACTTCATTTGGTTTCTTTAAAGTAATCGGTTCCATCGTTGGTTCAAATGAAATATTAAATTCCTTTAACTCATCGTTCTTTTCATCGAACGGATCTATTACCATTTCCAATTCTTTCTTTGGTTTTTCATCCTTTTCTTCTTGTTGTTGTTGTTCTTTTTCTTCTTGTTGTTGTTGTTCTTTTTCTTCCTCTTTTTTACTATTTTTCATTGTTTCTTTTTCTAAAGGATTTGTTTTTATGAAAGGGTCAAATGCCTCCAATTCATCTAAATGATATTCGTTTGTTTTGGTATTTATATTTAGTTCATTGATCGCCTTTATTTCTTGTGTATCTTTTCTCTCGTTTTCAAAAGGAGTTATTACATTTTTACTTTTTTTTATTAAACAATTATCAAAAATGGGTTCATTTAAAACCATCATTTGTTTCAATTCAATATCAATTTGAAAATTACGATTGGTAAATTTAATTCCTTGAATTTCTAAAATGGAAATAATATTTGTTTCAGGTTGAATATCTTGAATTCCTAAAGGTATTTCATTTTCATCATAAATTTTAACAGTAGGGTCGCCACTGATATGATTTGTCTTAATATTTACACGTAACAGGTAATATTTACCTGATTTATAAACACGTATCGGTGAATTAAAAGCGGTTTCAATGTCATTCATTTCTAAAGTGGTTTGAAACCAAGAATCGGATTTTGAATAAATTAGTTTTTGACACGTTTCTTCTAAATTCTCAAACCATTGAATTAAGCCTTCCGAATTCTTATCAAACATTAAATCACAATAATATTTTTTGCCTGTTTTTACAATACCTTGTCTCGTAAGACTTTTAGTAGTTTGAATATAAAGCGGTTTATTATTAAACTGTATTTTCGTAAAATAAGCACCCCCTTGAATTCCACTAGGAATGGTTAAAGATAATTTAGAAAATGGAAAATTTTCATTTGGTTCAATAATATTATCCATAAAATATTTTTATTTAATCTATTTAAGATTAGATAGAAACTTTTAAATACATTCATAACGAATTATTATTTTATTTTATTTTTATTCGATGTAATAAAAATAAAATAAATTTTAGTTATATTATTCACTATGAAAGAAGGAACTCTGGCCCAACAATGTTTAGATATGTTGAAAAAAGAAGATATTCAAAAAGAGTTGAAATTATTATTTAAACCTGTATCAGATTTTATCTTTTATGAAATTTATCCATATGTTTATATGATTTTAATTGTGGTTTTTGTCCTTTTTATAATGATTTTATCGATTTTAATTCTTTTAATTTTACTTTTACGTAATAAAAATAATATACAATGCTTATAAAATAATTTATTTTCTTTGATTATTATATAAATGAAAGGTCGTGTAAGTAAAAAACATAGAAGTCATAAACGTAGATCAAGTCGTGGTGGTTATACAAGTGCCGCTTCTTATGAACAATCAATCCTTGGAAATCAAAATCAACAATATGGTCGAGTTTTTGATATTGGAGGACCCAATAACAGTCAATCCAACGCCATTATGGCGAATGAGAGTTCCGGATCCTTAGGATATTTACCATATCAACGTGCAGGAAGAAAAAGTCGTTGTAGAAAAAGTAGTCGCAGATATAAAAGAGGAGGATTTTTAGGAAATGTTCTAAATCAAGCAATTGTTCCTTTTGGTCTAGTAGGATTAAATCAATATTATGGAAAAAGGAGTGGTAGTAAAACACGTAAAATGCGAAGACATTAAATAAATTATCTTTCAATAAAAGCGTAAAAATCGAATATTTTTTTTAACTTATTCATTATATTATGAAAAATTTAATTTATACTTGTGTTTTCAATAACGAAAAATATCTTACATTATTATTTTGGTTATTAGAGAGTATTCAATTGTTCGGGGCTTTGAATGAAAATACTGATTTATTAATTTATACTTCCTCCTCTTTTATGGAGATTATCAAAAGTAATCCACTTTACAATGATAAGATCGTTTTTTTTATTAATGATAACTATAATTCCATTGATTTAGCTTTAAAAGCACGTTTAGATATATTTGATTATCAATGGATCGATCATTATGATAAAATTTTATATTTAGACACAGACATCTTAATTTTAAAAGATCTGAATCCAATGTTCGAACTCATTGAAAAAAATGTGATTTATGCACCCAAAGAAGGAGATTTAATTGAAGATAGACACGGTTATATGTATGGAGGACTAGCTTTATTTACAGAAGAAGAAATTGAAAATTATGAAGATAAATCTTGTTTTACTAGTTGTACAATGTTATTCAATCGTTGTGAGGAAATTAAAAATTTATTTTCAATCATTAAACAACATATCATATATAAAGGAATACTATTTGGAACAGGAGATCAGCCTTATATTGTTTATAATGCCAAAAAATATAATTTAATTGATAATATAAAAATAACCCCTTTTTTAACAGCGAATAATATGGATATTTACATAGATTATACAATTAATCATTTTGGAGGTTATGCCGGTTATCCAAATTTTAAACTTGAAAGTATGCCAAAATTTTTGAATGAATTTAAAGCATATAAAAAAGAAAAAGAAGAAAAAGAACAACAAGAATAATTATTTTTTACACATTCACTCATTTCTAATCTTCATCCGTTTAAATATTTCTAATAATTTTTCTGAATATTTATTTTTAGGGTCATTATTTTCGACATTATTATGTTTTGTATGAAGATCTTTTTCAATCGTTCTTTTATCACCTGTATCATCCTTTTCTAATTTTATTTTTCTGTTTATATATGTCTCTTCCGATTGATATATATAATGAGCGATATATGCAGGTACTTCCAAATAGTTTGAATTGGTAGGATTGAATGCTAAAGTATCAGGTTTCATTAATTCATTATTTAAATTAACCAATTTTCTTAAATTCTTCATTGAATAATGATGAGGATTTACTGACCTTATTACTTCATTTGGACGAACAAATGTTTTTACGTGTTGGTCTAATTTATTTTCTGATTTTGTATAATTATCGAATATCAATCCTTCGGGTTCTTGAATATGATGATTTGTCCCAAACATCAGCCAATTTAATGATAAAGAGTGTGCATAATGATATTTTTGTAACATTTCTTTTACGCCTTTAAAATCATTTAAAATAATAAATTCATCTGCATCTAAATAAATAAACCAATCCGCATTATACATTTTTGCTATTTTTAATGCCTCATTCATCAAATATATTTTTACAGGATTCGGGATATCACATCGAATCACAGTAACATTACGATCAAAAGGTAGAATAGGAGGTTGAGATTTATGATCGAAAATAAAGACACGATCGAATCCAATTAATAAATGATGAAATGCCCATTCTTGGATATGTTTTTCGTTACGTGCATTTGTAAATAAAAATACTCTTTTGGTCGGCGGATAAATGAGAATCTGAACATCTATTTTTTTAGGCTTTTTATGTAAATTGATTTGAAACATAATAATAATATATGACCGAATATTATAATTCAAAGAATCGAATTCAAAAAGAATGAATCAACATCCAACCAAACAGTTTGAAACAAATATTCAAAAATGGGTGGCCATTGATAACCAATTAAAGGTAATTCAAGAAAAAACCAAGGAATTGAGAGAACAAAAAAATGAAATTGGGAAAAACATTCAAGAATATACGGCTGAAAACAATCTATCCAATGCAACAATTCAAATCGGTGATGGAAAACTAAAATGTGTAAACACGAATGTAGCGGCGCCTCTTAGTTATAAATTTATTGAAAAATCTTTAGGCGAAATCATAAAAAATGAAAATCAGGTAAAACAAATTATAAATTACTTGAAAGAAAAGAGAGAAATCAAAGTTGTGCCTGAAATTAAGCGTTTCTATAATTAGACGAATAAAATATTTTGATTGATTATAATATATTTATATAAACTTATATAAATATATAAAACAAATATAAAATTAAATATGAATGAAGATGATTTTGTTTATTATAAAGATGAAAATGATAAAGTTTATAGTGGTGGATTCACAGTGAATTCATTGGCATTGAAAGGCGGATTATCTCCTTTATCCGGAGGAGGTGGAGGAGGCGAAAATGATACGGAATTTAGTCAACAGTTTAAAAATCAAATTGTTCCATCTTTTTTACATTATCAATTAGCGGGCGACAATGATAATTACTCTGAAAAAATGATGGATTTGTTAAATACGTATAAAGACGAAGAACAAATCGGGGGGGAAAGGGGGAATTTATTCAATCAATTGAATGATTTTGAACACTTTCTTGGGTTATCCATAATGAAGAAAAAGAATAAAAAATTTAGTAGAAAAGGTAGAACAACTTCGACAAATCAAAAAAATACAAAAAAGAATAGAAAATAGTATTGATATACTTTAATTAGATGTATTTTCTAGACGATGATTCAAAGATAGAAGACATAGATTCTGATATAATAAATGAAGTATGTATTATTTGTTTAGAATCAAACGATATCATTAGAATCAAAAAAACGTTTAAAAAATATAATCAATGTGAATGTAATTATTATATTCATACCAATTGTTTGGAACAATGGAAAAATATTAAAAATAAATGTCCAATTTGCCATTCTATTTTTCTTGAGATACGAGAAGAAGAAGAAATAGAAGAAGAAGACCAATATCAAGAATATCAAGAATGTTATTATTTGAAATTTTTAGAATTAATATTTGTAGATTATGAGATCAACCATAGAAATATCTGTTTGTTAATAATTCATTCTTGTGTAAGATGTATTATTTTAATCGCTTTATTTATAAATCTTCTTTTTTTGGTTCTTATTTTTAATTTTATTTTTTACTTTTTTACACCTTCGCACATTTAAATTGTGTGGTAAAGTAAAGGTGTAAATAAATTATATTTTTGACCAAGTATCGTAATTAAATGGAGCAACAACCATTTGATCTACTTGTGTTTTCCAATAATCTACATTTTTTTGGAAAGCGGCATCTTCTTGTGTTTGTGGTATGGGATGAACAGCGTCCATATACTCTTCATCCTCTTTGGTCATATGTGGTTTGTTTCCATAACAATTTACACCAAATCTCACTTCCGGATTCGCAATGTAACCTCCATTAATACCAGGACGTCCACAGTCGTGTTCGTGATCCTTTACTCCTTGTAATAGGTCATATGTTTTTGCTTGAGTTGGAAACAAAGCCATTTGTCCTTCGGACCATCCGTAATTACACCATTCCCCTCCATTTTTATAGGTGTTTTCAATTTCGTCATATTTTGCTAAACGTGCACCATAAGCATTACAAACCGCTTTTGCATTGGAATAACTGTAATAATTACCAGGAACATTAAAAACTTGTTCTCCGTAATTCGTTTTACTTAAACTCCCATTCGATTTACTTGAAGCATTGTTTAATGGAGTTGAAGCATTGTTTAATGGAATTGAATCAATATTTTGATTTTGTTGAATTTGAGCCATTTTTTCCTCATTATGTGAAACATTTATATTTAATGGTTGTTTTACTTTATCTACCACGTTGATATCGATTTGGCGAGTATTTACTAGACTATAAATACCGTTTTTAATAGAACCTACAACATCGATCGCAAAATAATAATAAAGTACGTGAATACTTACAAAAACGATTAATAATATTAATAAAATATTCATTAATGAATTTGAATTCGAATTTGAATTCAAAGATGAATTTGAATAAGACATCGTATTGGAATTATTATTTTCAAACATATTTCTTATAATCTTTATAAATATTATTTTTATTTTGTTCTAGATACTTTTCGATAAAATAAACAATATGCTTTTGTACTAATTAAACTATTTATTAAAGCCACCTCAACGACACTTGTATCATTGAAATGATACCATTTTCCATTGGCATTTTTTATATAACTTGTATAATGCCCTCCAAAAACACTTCCACTATGATTACAAATACCATATAAATCATAAATATATTCTTCTTTTTTATAACCAATGACATATTTCGTAAGATCTAGATTTTCCAATGGAAAATCGATCAATATTTGATTCTTTTGATTACGATTATTAAATCGTTTCAAATCAATCACTAAAATCGTAGGAAAACTCCAAAAACTAATTTTCTTTTTCACATCTTGTTTCACACCTAATTTTTCATTGAACCACGCATTATCTCCCTCTAAATTCTCTCCTTCGACGTATAAATCAAAACATTGATATAAATTGGGCGATTTGTTGTCAGGAGGGATCGGTAAATTAATCATAAAAAAAGGTTCAGGGGTTCGATTGAGAACTGTATCTTTGTCGGAAATTATTTCGGAAACGTGAATGGCATAAAAAAGATTCCATACTTCGGAATATTCTTTCGTATACATTTCTTTGATTCTTTGAAAACAAAGGGCTGCAATTTGATCGGTTTCATCTTCCGGTTTACCACTGATGATAATATTGACTTCTCTCGCAATCGCAATATGAAAACAATCCATTAAAAATAATAAGAATTCTTGGGAATCGTTTTGGGAATAACCTGTGAAAATATCTCGGTCTTTTAATTCCGCTACTTTTTGTATGGTTTTAATAAATTTCCCTGGAGAGATAATTACATTATTCGACCATAACATTTTTCTCAAGTCATCAAATTCAACAAGGAGTACTGATTCGGGTTTATTTTGGAGTGTTTTTTTATACGTACCTTTTTCCAGAAAATCGTGAAATTCATAGGTATGAGATAATATTTGGACACACGAGTTAATAAAACAAGTATTTCCTAGATTGGCTAGTCCAGATAAACCTTTGTCTTTATATTTTTCTATATCAAATTCAGTTTTAGTTTTATCTTTCATTAAATATAAATAGAAGAATCTATTTATATTTATTTATGATAGAATAAGTAAATAAATATAAATTTATAATAAAAGATAATAATAATTATATTATGAGTTTTAATAGAAATAACATTCCATTTACAAATCGTACTACTAATGGTAGTAGTAGTAGAAGAAGTTCTCAAAATCGCACATTAAACGGAATTAATCATTCAACAACCATTTCCAATGATTTGAGACTACTTTTGAATTTATATATTTCAATGTATAATAATGTGAATGAACAAATCGATCTTTTATACGAAGATTTAGATATGGTTCGAAATAATATGCAAACGGTCATTCAAATGATTTTAGAAAATAATAGTCATTTGAATGAATCTTTACGAAATATAAATCGATCAAATCCATTCCAAAGACAAACAGAAAGACAAAATAGAAGAGAACCTTTATCCAATATTTTTCGAGGGTTAAGAGAAAGACAAAGACAACAACCTCAACAACAAGAAGAACATATTATTCAATATGATAATGATCGAAATCGCATTTACATTAATAATATTCCGTACATTATTGAAAATGTAGAGTATTTTAATACAACGGCTTCTAATAATACAAATACAAATCATAATCAAAATCATTATCGAGAGATATTACAATCTTTTTTAGACCCGATTACGGTTCGTCCTACTGAAAACCAGATTTCAAACGCAACAAGAAATATAAATTATGGTTTAATCGAAAACCCTCTCAATTTATCTTGTCCCATTTCCTTGGAAACGTTTGAATCAGATAACGATGTTACACAAATTGTTCATTGTGGTCATATTTTCAATGAAGATTCATTGAATCAATGGTTTCAATCCAATGTACGTTGTCCAGTATGTAGATATGATATTCGTACCAATAATACAAGAGAAGAAGAAGAAAAAAAAGAAGATAATGATGAGAATGAAGAAATACAACCCCTTACTACGATTCTAGAAGAAGAAGAAAAGGAAGAAGAAGAAGAAGAAGAAGAAGAAGAAGAAGAAGAAGAAAATGAAGAAGAAGAAGAAAAGGAACAAGAAGATCCTTTAAGAAATACATTTAGACATTTCGAACAAGAATATACAAGAGAAATAGAAAATTTGCTTCAAAATACTGCGAATAGTTTAACCAATCTATTTTCTACGGAGTTTGAAATTCAATACAGAACTGATGTTTCGAATAATCTTTTGGATCCATCCAATAATGTGTTTCTTTTTGAAACGTTTTTTTCAATTCCACCAGGTAATTTTCGGTATTAAATCCACTTTTTAGAAAAAAGTGGAGCAAAAATCAAAGAGGGGTTTTTCTTACCACTTGTAGGGTGGGTGAAGTGGGTCCCCCTAATAAATTCGTCCATTTTTTATAATAATAGTAATAATCATATTATAAAATGGGAATTTATAATAATGGTACTATTTTTGGAATAAGAATATATAATTTTAATGAGGATGAATTCAGTAATATATTATTTGAAGAAAAATATGATGAAATAATGAGTCATGAACAAATGAGAGAAGCATATTTATTTTATGCAATATTATATGATAAAAAAGATGTATTTTTTAAAATATATACGGAATGTATTAGCACAAATGATATTAATAATAAAGAAAAAATTATGATGTGGTATCCACTATCATTAGATAATTTTTTAGAAAAATTTGATATCGTTTGAAATATTAAAAAGTGTAAAAGTTCATAAAAAAATGGAATAAAAATCGTTCAAGTTTTTTGCTCCACTTTTTTCTTACTTCGTTATAAAAAAGCAGATGAATATTTATCCAATGGCAAACTCATACAAATGATTCCATTTTCATCGGGAGAAGTAAATTTTACTTGTAAATGTTCTTTGATTTCAAGTTTATTGCCTTTCGAACCAGCATATTTACATTCTGTTTTATTTACACTTACGATTTGATTGACTCGATATGTTTTTTTATATTTATGTCGAGTCACTTTTTGACGATTTAGTTTGTCCAGTAATAAATTCAACATTTGTACACTTAAAGGTTTATGATCCATTGATTTTAATAAATATTTATTTATAAAATATATAAATATTTATAAATATTTATTCAATTTTCTAGCCACTTTTGGAAAAGTGGCGCAAAACGGTTCGGGGAAAATAATTTAATCGTTTCAATTGCATTTTTAATAATAATTTTAATAGTTTATGCTTAAAAATTTTAACAAGTTGTAACCAGGGTTGTTTTGCGCCACTTTTCCAAAAGTGGCTAGAAAATTGAAATACTTTATTTATTTACTTATAAAACAAAAGTATATAACAAAATCAAAAACTAATATGAAAACATATACCATTTGGGAACCAAGAAACGTCTTTGAGGAAGTAAATGAAAATCGTGATATTGAGGTGGGGGATATCATTGTATATTTCTCTTATAATCAAATGGGAAATGCCAAATATAAAGTAATTGCTGCGCCCTACGGAAAAAAAGATATTCAACAAGTAGGAGATTATGATGATTGGGCAAATGATAATGATTGAGCAAATGATAATAAAGAAGATAAAGAAGAAATAACCAATTACTCCTTTTTACCAAAGAATTTCATCAAACTTTGATTTCCTTGTTTTACATTGTTTGTTTCGCGTAAATAAGGATCAAAGAGTAAGGTTTTTATTTCTTTGTTTCTCATTTTCTCTATTTTTTTATGAAGATCTTCCTCGTCATACTTATCTTCATTGGAATACTTTTTTGAAATGTCTTCGATTTCTCTTTTAAACTTGGACGCTTTCCCAGACTTCTTTTGTAATAACCAGATTTTCTCCAAGACCAGGGCAAATAATTGTTGAATGGGTTTCATAATTTGATTCGTAATATAAAACGAGTAATCGATTTTCAGTTTGTTTTCCAAAATAAATCCCGGCGTCTCGATTTTATCGCCCTGTAGAATCTTTTTTGTTTTGGATAAAGCCAAGGGATGATTAATATAAACGTACGGAATACGGTCTCCCGGGCCCGGTTTATTTCCTGGATCTCTGGCAGTAATACGGTCGGCAAGGACTTTATGAGCAATGGCCAAAGGATTCTTATAATCACTCCGTAATGATTTCGTAATGATCAATTTATCCATTGGGTATTCGCCATCTGCCAATCGTTTCAAACAAGCATTCAAGAAATCAATGGCTTCGGTAATATTTTGTTTTTTCATTAAAATATCAATGATTCCGCCATATACTTCTTTCACAATCGGCGCATTATCACGCCGTTTCAAGACAATCCCCATCTCTTTACGTTTCCCTTTATTGACATCCGTTTCATAAAGCATTCCTACATATCGTTTTTTGGATAAAAGACAGAATGGCATAAATGTCTTTTCATATTCTAAGTCGTGTGGTTTCTTCAAAAAGGAAGAGGCTAAATGCCCTGCTTCCTGCGCTAATTCAATCGTGATTTCTAAGGCTTTTTTTCCGCGTATCGGTTCGCCCTGAGGCGTTTGTAGATTAAAAGTGAAGAATACAGAATCCGTGTCACCATATATGTACTCAGCTTTTGTCAGAACCGGTCCATAATTCTTGGTTTCACAAACCGAATCCCCATAACAATCTTCAATGATTTTTTTCGCATACGTCAAAAGCATACGACCAATGGCAGTGGTAGATGCCGCCACATCCATTTCATAGAAACTACTCGTTTTTGCACCACACTGTCCATAAAGAGAATTGGCGGTTACTTTATAAGCCAATTGGCGTTTGTCCAAGACATTCTTCATAAATTCGTCCGTTTGTTGCGGGATTAGCTTCCTTGTGGTTTTACGTGCCATCAAAAGTTCTTCCAAAATGGAAGGCATAATGGCTTTTCCTTCTGGAAATTGAGCAAAACGACAAATCTTTTTTCCGCATTTGACTTTCTCGGCGGCAGCACCCGGTTTCTTACGAATGTATTGATACGTATCATATTCCACGGTGACATACTCATACCCGTCCAAGTTATCATATAAATAACAGTCGACGGGATTCCCATTTTCATCGATCCCCACCATTTTTTCGCCCGTTTCGCACATTAAATTCCCAGCCAAATCATATTCTTTGGTCCATACTTTACTGTCGTGCGATAAATTCTCACTGATAATGGAAGACGGATACAAAGAAGCATAATCGACACAAGCCACTGGATTATCCAAATACAAATCGCATTTTGGATCCAAGACAATGGCGCCTTCATACCCATCGTCCATACTCCCCTTATCAATGGTCGGGACCAAGGTATCTTTTTCACGGCATTTTTTAGCAATAAAACTCGTCAATTTAATCCCTTGACCGCGTAATACCAAGAAACTCATTGGTACACTACATATTTTTGCCATTTCAATGAATCCAGTCAAGATATCGCTTTTGTTCATCAAATAATGGACCAAGTTACAATCCTGAATACAGTATTTCGCAATGACCGCACGGTCATCAGCCGTTCCATTTGTCATTTCAAAAATATCTTTGGGTGTCACATCGTCCTTCGCCAAACACCAACGTACTTTCTTGCTGAAATCAGGAGTAATTGTTCCAACTACTTGAAAAACACCTGCCGCTTTATCCACTGAAATCACTTTGAATTTGGCGCCCGAATCATAATAATCAATGGAATGCCCGATTTCTTCAAAATGTACATAACTGCCTTCTAATAATCCCATTAAATTTCCGCTATAAATCTTTGACACTTCCGGATTTTGTTCAGGGAGGTCCCTGAACAAATTCTTAGAATTCTCAACAGGTTCAATCTTCTTCACATAATCACCGATGAAATAACCGGATACATAATCCAATTTGTAAGAGGTCAAGTTTTCTTCACGTCTGTAAAAGTTATAGAGGTCAATTTGAAGACGGCCGTTCATTTTAATATAATGAAGATCGTGCTGACCACTTGCAATTTGAATACTGGTTTCTTCAATTTTATATTTCACGCCACCCTTCTCTTTGGTACCGCAAATTTCGTCCTTGTTTCTGGATAACTTCAGGAATTCTTCTACGCAATCATTTTCTTCCGCGCGTCGAAACATAAACTCATAATCAAAACCAAAGATATTGTATCCAATGACAATGTCGGGATTTTCGCGGCGCATCAATTCACACCAAGCCAAAAGTACTTCTTTCTCCGTTGCATAAGATTCGAGAATACTGTTTTCAATAGGGAGTTTGGAGCACGTATTCAAGACAATACAATGATTTAAATAGGGTTCTTGTTCCCCATAACGCATAAATGTGGTACCGATAAAAGTGACTTTATCGCCTTCTAATTTTGGAAAATGGGAATTCAAGGTATTGTTTAAGATCGTGATTTTCTCTTCGCGTTTTAATTCGTCGTCTTCCAAAATATCGTAGATTGTACTTGAATTTGTAGTCCGATTCATTTTTGGTTGAAATTTTTTTTTAGGAATAAATTGCGGAACCGCTATTTCATTATCTCCCTCACCGTCTTCGTCGTTTAAGCCATCAAAATCCACATCTTCGTTGCCTTGATGAGAAGATTTAATTACTTTCTCAAAATAATTCTCGATTGATGAAAGCGCATTCTCGGCAACCAATTGCTGCGTTTTATTGATGGACGTTTTCAACCATTTTTCAAGAGATTGTTCGAATTCTTTTTTGGTAGGTGGTTCAATGGGATAAACCAAATCTACTTTATGTTGGACGTTTTCACTGGAAAATCCAAAGGCATAAGATAGTATTTTTCTTAAAAGAATTTCCTTTTTTCCAGTATCTTCTTCTTCCTCCAAATCTTGGGTTTGAAAAACATCAATGATGTTAGTGGCCAGCTTTTTATAGGTTTTGATCGGAATGGGGAAATCCCCGTGACTACTACTTGCCTCAATATCAAAACTACATTTCTTGAAGGGAACCGGTTTTTCAATATCATTCAAAGGAACAATCTCTTTATAGGAAATAACAAACTCATAATCACAAATGGTTTTTTTGTCATTTCCTTTGATTTCTACATATTTTTTTTTTGGTAAAGCGATCCAACCTGAAGGACTAATTTCTTTTACGTGAAAGGCACGTAACAAGGGGGGAATATGAGATTCATACAAAAGAACATTGGTATTTCCAAAACGTAATCCATTTTTCAATAATTTGCGTTCTACACCATTGGTACTATAAGGCGTATACCATAGATTTTTCGCCTTATTGAATGCATTGGTATTTTGAAATTCGATTTTTAAAAATTTATATTTTTTTCCGGCATCAAATCCGTATAATTGCTTACGTTTCACAATGATACAAGAATAGATTGTTTCGTCGTAGAATTTTCCCATTTTTTGCTTGATATGTTCGATAAACGCGTTTTTTAAACCGATATCCCAATGTTCTGCTACTTTGACGTAAAAGAATGGTTTGAAATCGGTTGCTAAAATGGAACAGGTTTTTCCTTCTTCATTGATGGCAAACATTTGAATAAAGAAATTTGTTTTATCTTTATAAACGCGTTTCTCTTCCATTAATTCGTCTTCGCTACCGCTACTGTTTGTTGGCGAATCGTCTTCTTTCGATGCTTCATTGTAAATGTTAAAATCGAAAATACGAAACGTCTTTTCCATTTTATAAATAATTTGATATCTCTTTACTATTTTATTTGAAGATTCCTTTATTTCCTTTCTGAAATTCAATTTTTTATCCACTTTTGGAAAAGTGGAGCAAAACCACCCTTATAAAAACTATGAAAACACGAGGGAAAGGAGTGAGATTTTTACTTCAGGATTTTTCTCCAGGATTTTTACTTCAGAATTTCTCCAGGATTTTTGCTTCAGAATTTCTCCAGGATTTTTGCTCCACTTTTCCTAAAAGTGGATTTGCCCACTTTTCCTAAAAGTGGATTTGCCCACTTTTCCTAAAAGTGGATTTTTAAAAAAGTGGATATATATATGAGTGCCATTTTATTGCCTTTGATTGCTGCAGGAGGAATTTATTTAGCCATCGACGCATTCAGTAAAAAAACGAAGAAACATCGTCATCACGATAGTAATCGTTCATCCACACGTTCCTATAGAACAGAATCTTCTACAAAAACAGATACAACTGATTCTTCTACGAAAAGCCCTCCTATTAAATCAAGAAGGAGAAGGACAAGAATGAAAGAAAGAAGTCCAAGACATTTATTTTCTCTCGGTTTAAATAGAAACAAAAGCAAAAGTAAAAGCAAAAGCAAAAGTAAAAGCAAAAGTAGTAAAAAGGTAGAAAAAGCCGATCGAAAACTATTTGTTTTTTATAGTTTTGGAGAGAAAAATAAGGACTGGGACTATAAAAACCTTCCCTCAACTTGGAAAATGAAACGCCGCGTTCTCTCCGTCAATCGTACCAACCATTATAACAATGTGGATGTTTTTTCAGGAGAGAAAAAGTATCAAGATAAAATGCGCGAATATTTAGAAAAAGCATTCACTCAATTGAAAGCGAATGGAATTATCAAAGAATATAAGATTCGAGGAATCAATACTGCGACATAATACCATTTTATACGTAATAACCTGGACGAACAATGATCGGATTTCCGTATACATTATACGAATATTCGCCATAAACGGGCGGATAATAATCGTAAAAACCATAATCGTTATCACCACCATAATAATTGGTTCCTTCATATCCTCCATAAAACCTTCCTAGACCGTATCCCGTTCCAGCATATACGATGCCTCTTCCAATACCGTGACCAAAACCTCCTCCACCTCTACCTCCACCCCCACCGCCACCGTGACCTTCAACCAACGGTGTAAAAGTTACCCGATTAAAAAAAACAATACCGAAAATCAGAATGACAAAAATAGCTATTTTGAAAAACAAACTCATTCGAAGAATTATAAAATAAATGATTATTATTTTATAATTGTACTTTTGAAAATTCAAACTTAGAATAATTTGCCAAGAGTACTACCATAAATATTTTTTGCAGCATTGGAGGATGACTCATAGACTTTTTTGGCAGCTATCGAAGAGATATCCGCACCAATCGAACCAGAACAATTTTTAATTAATCCCAATAATTTTTTTAAAGTGGTCCATATCGAACTAACATCATTATAAGAAAGCTCTTCAATGATTTTCTTTAATAAATTTCTTATCTCTGTATCACGTATTAAATCTTGTCGAATCAACCAGTTTAATAAACATAGAATCGTTGTTTTAAAATTAATAATTTTATCTTCTTGTTCCATAATATTTTTAATAATCATTTCTTTTACTTTTGGCATACGTAATCCTCGTAAGATAATTTCCAATAACATAAAAATATCAATGTTTTCATTATTGTTATATCTTTCAATCATAAGATAAATGTTTTCTAACAATACATTGTAACGTTCATCCCAATCAACGGATTTATTCAAAAAGACTGGATTTTCGAGTGTATTTTTTACAATCTCTAATACGGAATTTAAAAAATTTTTGTTATAATCCAATAAAAACCATTGAACCGTATCATTGACGAACGAACGAAATTCTGGATTTTCCTTAAAAACAAATTTTTGTGTTTCAATATTATCAATAAAGTTATGATGTTTTACAAGAATTGTTTTCAATTCTGACTTTTCTAAAAAGTTCATTAAAAAAAGAATGATTTCCGTATTTGTTATGTGAAATTTATTTAATTTAAAATTCATTTCCTGAATCGATGAAATCGCTAAACCTCCAGTTTTTTTAGTCATTTTTCTAGTTTTTTTAGTCAGTTTTTTATTAAGATTCCTAGGGTTCCTAGATTTCTTGGTTTTCTTGCTTTTCTGGGTTTTTCTATTTTTCCCACCCTTTTGTTCCATTTTCTTTTTTCCTTCGATCCATTTGACAAAATCAGTAATGGTACGTCCCCCCTCATAATTCTCTACTTGGTTTCCTTCGATATAAAGCATCGTTGGAAATCCCGCTGGATTTTCTTTAATGGAAGTTAATTTGTCTAAAACCGTTTGATCAACATCCGCAATCATTACTTTTTCATCTTTTTGATTGTTCGATAAAACATTTTTTAATTTTCCCCATTCTGGACGAGTCATATTACACGGTCCACACCCTTCCATAAAAATCAGGACAAATGCAGGGTTTCCTTTTTTAATATGACTATTTAGTTTATCGATTTCACTTTTATCATTCGATGAATGAATATGTGAAAATATCATACAAACGTATAATTATATATAAAGAAAGAAGATATATATTTTCCAACTTGAAAAATTGATTGATATACCAATACCGATTATTTTTTTATAAAGAAATATAAAGAGAGAAAATGAACTTAGTAATGTATTTATTCATATTGATATTTTTAGCCGGACTTTATTTTTATACAACCAAAGGGGGTCAACAAGAAGGGTTTGATTCACCTCCTTCTTTAAATAAACCAAGATGTCCTGATTTATTGATCCAAAAAGGTTCTAAAATACAGCTTTACAATTCAAAATTACTTCACGTTCCGGGTGTTAATCCAATTGAATTTAATGATTTAGAAGAATATACAGAATTTTTAGCCTGGCAAAAAAGCCAAGGAATTATATGCCCTGTTTTATATTTACAAAAAATGTATGATGCTCAAGGGAATTCAGTTTTTAAAGTAAGACCTAGTATTACGGAACCTCAAGGAGGTCTACCTCCTGCATCAGTCGTTTCTTATACCAATCCAGCAACACAACCAAATCCCAACCAAAATATTTTAGGAATGGCTCAAATACAACAAGAGGCGAATAGTAAACCGCCTCTTCCGCTTTTAGAAGAACGACCTACTCTTCTTGTCGACGCCACTAGAAATGATCCGCCTTATAATAAAAATTCGTATCCGGCGTATGATGAGACCTCTTATTATGTAGGTACACGTACTCCTCTTGATGAAATGAACGAAAAAGCGCAAAATATGTTATATAGTCCAAATCCGATGGATGATAATTGGGGAGGTGAGGATTATACACAAGCGTTAGTTGATGCGGGATATTATAGAAATCGCGAAGTAAAAATTAATGTTCCTTAATCCGTTTCATTACATAAAAAAGAATAAATATTTTGAATACTTTTACTACTTATTTTTCTGGATTTTCCTTTATAATCGAGATAACTAATGTCTTTCAAGAAATCCTTGTCTTTTTGAATGGATTGAATTAAATTCGCAATATTCTTTCCTTTTTTCATAATGGCAGACGCAGTTACGGAACTAATACTTGGTATTTGAGAGAGAAATATCTCTCCAATGTTCTCTCGCGTGATATGTTCTTTTTTTGTTTTTTTCATTACATTGACATAGTCTTTTTCTTTTTCTTTTTCTTTTTCTTTTTCATTTGATTCGTTTGAATCTTCCTTCTCAGAACTATCTACTCTTTGATTTTCCACTTTATAAAAAGGTTTCATTCCGAGTGCAATCGATTTCATCATTTTATCTGTAGTATTACAGATAAAAAGTGCGGTTTCTTCAATCGAAAGGGTTCGGATCACCGAGAATCCCTTGTAATAATTGAGAGAGAAAAGGGAGGAGAAGATCATTCGTTTTTCTTCTTTGTTTTCTTTAAAAAAATTGCGTTTGTTAATATCTCCTTCAATGAGATATAAAATATTGTGATTATGTATTTCTAATTCGTTTAGACGGAATGACTGTTCATTGTATCTTCCATCTTTAATACTTGAGACCAAATCACTGATCGTTTTTCTCTCAATGAGTAAATGAGTGATTGTTTCCTCCTCGTTTTCTCTCTTTTCGATCAAAGAAATATCTCCTAAAGATAAATTTTTGGTTTCGACCACCAGATTTTTGAATTGTTCTACACTTTCAATGAAATGTTGGATGTTCTTTAATAAATCGGCTTCGCGATAATCAACTTGGATGGTGATCATTGTTTTCGTGTATAAAGGATCTATAAATGATTTAAAATACTTGTTATTAAATCATTTTAATAATGATTATTCTAATATTATAATTAATCAATTAAAAAATTAGCAAGAGGAGGGATCATAAGGGAACCTTAGGTTCCCTTAATTTAACCCATATTACCACCGTGAACAGCGTGGTAACCGTATTTCTGAGTTTGAATAGTAAAGTTAGGAACACAAACTAGAGGAAGACTTTGAGGAGCACGTCTTAATCCTGGATTGGATTGCATAAAGAATCCTTGACGAGAAGCAATACCAGCTTTCTTTGGACCACCACAAACATTTGTACGGTTGACAATTGATGCTGCATTACGAGCGGATTTACTACCAGAATAATATACCATTTTTATATACTAGAGAAACATTTTATTTTTCATTATATTTAAAAATAAATCCACCCGCCGTTTTTCTATAATTGGTTAGAACGCCTCGAATATTACTTTTCCCAATGCCAAGTTCGATAGAAGCCTTTATAATCGAATCAAACGGTTTAATTTCATTTCCTTCTAAATCATATTGGATAATTTTTCTGGTAAAACTATTTCCTAAACCACATTTAAATTTATGTATCTGATTTTCTTCATTCGTTGCCCATTCTAAATTATCTAAAGTATTATTTAATTTGTTACCATCGATATGATTTACTTGGTCTTTCTTTTCCGGATTGGATAAAAATGTAATGGCAACAATTCTATGTAATTTATATGTTTTATTGTCAATGGTTACTCTTAAATAACCATTATTACAAGGTTTCATTTGTTTTAAAATTGTTCCACTTGCATTTTTAAATCTTCCTAAAGTGGATACAAAATACGTTTTTATTGTATTTGGTACTTGTTTCCATATTTCATTCTCTAAAGTTATATCTTTTTCTAATAGCCATTTATGGCCGTAAGAAATAGTGGACAATCCATTGATTGCATTACTAATAGCGTTTCTTCCATTATGTATATTCTTGGTTAATCCTAAATTCACCGCCCATAATGCAGCATCTTCCATAGAATTATATTTTTCTAACACCTGATTTGTCTGTTTATCTAATCGAAAAATAATTTTTTTATTTATATTCGTAATGGTCAAATTAAGTAATCGATGAATATTATTTTCTTGACGAGTATTCCATTCTAAATTAGAAAGATGATTATTATGTTTATTCTTATCTTTATGATTAACTTCCAATTTATTTTCTGGATTTTCAATATAAGCTAAAGCAACTAAACGATGTACTTTAAAACTTTTTCTATTTTGCAAATTTACTAAAGATATATCTAAATAACCTCCTTTATTATTTAGTCTCATCATTTTACCCGTTTTATTATTTTGTACTCTTCCAAAACTACTTATATTGTAATTTTCATAATTTTCAATCGTCTTCCATTGTTCTTCTTCCATTCATTACCCTTATTATATAAAATTGAATTCCTTCTAAATAATTTCTTACAAACCATTTAAACAATTCTTCTTAAATTTATAGAGAAAGACAAAATGACCGATTTACAAGAAACTCTAAATAAAAATATATTAAATGATGATGACATTATTAAAAGCGAAGAGGGATTAGTCTTCAATCCTTACAATCCGTCAAATGTAGAGATTACATTGAACGATGTTCAATCTATTCTTACGAAATATGGTATCCCACCGGTTATTTATAATATGAAATTATATCGTCGTGCTTTCATACATCGTTCTTATACCAAACGTCCTTACTTTGAAAATATACAACAAAATATTACGGTTGCAGAAAGACCAGAAGATTGTATGCCTCTTAGTAGTAAATCGAATGAACGTCTTGAATTTTTAGGCGATGGTGTTTTGGAATTAGTTACCAAATATTATTTATATCGGCGTTTTCCAAAAGAAAATGAAGGGTTTATGACCGAAAAGAAAATCGCCATTGTGAAGAATGAGGCCATTGGGAAAATTGCTTATGAAATGGGATTGAATAAATGGCTGATTCTCTCTAAACACGCCGAGGAAAAAAAAAATCGAACCAATTTGAAAAAATTAGGTTGTCTTTTTGAATCATTTATCGGTGCACTGTTTTTAGATATGAATAAAATCAATGTGAAAGATGAAGAAAAATGGTTTGAAAATATTTTTGTGACAGGACCAGGAATGCAAATGGCACAAAAATTCATTGAAAATGTGTTTGAGACACATATTAATTGGATTGAATTAATACAAAATGATGACAATTATAAAAATATATTACAAGTCAAAATACAAAAGGAATTCAAGGTAACACCTCATTATTTGGAAATTGAAAACGATCAGGAATTGGGATTCAAAATGGGAGTTTATCTTTGTTTAAATCAACAAATTCATAATAAGAGACCAGAACAGGCGTTGCACGTTTCACAATTTAAAAATTTTCAGGAAATTCAAGAATATCTTTCAAGAAATGAAAATAAAATCTTTTTGTTTTTAGGAGAAGGACAACATAAAATCAAACGTAAGGCAGAGCAAATTGCGTGCCATCTAGCGATCGAATCCATTAGTAGGGGGACGGAAGTCCCCCCTACGACCCCCTCCTCGCTTTATATATAAATTAACTCGGCACGGAATGTACAACTATATTTACAATGATATTTCGCGAAGCACAATATTATTGTATTTTTTCTTTGTAGATACTCGCGCGCAAAAAATGCATTAAGAGGAGGGGTCAAAGGGGAACCTTAGGTTCCCTTTACTACAAAGAATAAGACAATGATATTATGCTTCGCAATATTTTTTTGTAAGGATTGTTGTAGATCCCGCGCCGAGTTATGTAATTCTATCCATCCCCGAAGGGAAAAGGGAGGGGTCATAGGGGAACCGTAGGTTCCCTTAAAAAATTGAAATGATTTTAATCTTTTTTATCAATTGCATATTTATAAAAAAGAAATTGAAAATTTAAAATTGTGATAGTTTAATTAAAAGAAATAAGAAAATGACATCTTCAACAAAAGAATGCCCAATTTGTATGGATGATATTTGTTTAAATGTGAATTGTGTTACTACTGAATGTGGTCATCAATTTCATACAAGTTGTTTAATGCAAAATGTCGCGCATAATGGATTTGGTTGTCCTTATTGTCGTAATAAAATGGCAGAAGAACTAGAGGAAGAAGATTCTGATTATGAATCTGAATTTGATGAAGAAGAAGAAGATGAGGAGGAGGAGGAAGAAGAAGACGAAGAAGAACCAGTTGGAGACAATGAAATGGCACTTCACGGAATGCGCCAATTATTTCGTAGAGTGAATAATGATATTGAACAGGCTGGGGAAAGAGAACGAGAAGCAAGAGTAGTTACTGCGGAAGAAATGACTTACACTTTGGTTGATGCAGGATATAATATGACTGATATTGTAAAAGCATTTATGATCAACACTGGTTTTCATTTACATTATCCAGATGATACAACGGAAGAAGATGAATTTGTAGAAAAAATAGAATCTCATATGGAAAAAGTATTGAATTATGAAATTCCGATTGTTCCTAGACGAATTCTTAATTTCAATGAAGTCGAAGAGGAAAAAGAAGAAATTACTTGGTTCAACTATGAACGTCTTCAATCGCGTTATCAATTTGAGTTTGAAATAAAATCGATTACACATCTTAACGAAGAAAAATTAGATATCGCTGAACCAAAAACAACAAATAAAAAAAATATGATAACTTTATGTAATGATAGTGAATGTTTATAAAAAATATACAAAAAAGATAAAAAAATAAATAAAAAAGGAAAGGGTTTTTACCCAACCTTTTTTATTGTTCAAATTTATAAATTTTACTCCTCATTATCACTATCATTATCAATTTTCATTACCAAATATCTTTTTACATTTGTCTCTAATTTTTTTTCTAATTTTTCTATAAAATAATCATTATCATCATTATTTATTAAAATTTGTTCTTTATTTTTCTTTCCTTTACTCATTTCAATTTCAAACTCAATTTGAGAAATATATTCGTCTATATACTTTGGTAATGATGTTCCGAACAACATTCGTTTTTTTATTTCATCCAGTTTTTCTTTAAAAAATCTTATAAAATCAGAAGATTTCTTTTCATTCTCCGGACAAAACCTTCTCCAGTAGCAATAAAAATAAAATAAATTGCTTGATTCTAATTTATATTTTTCAATAATATTAAAATAAATTCGATCTTTAATAACATCCACATTATTTTTGATCGAATCTTGCCAATCAATATAATACGGTTCATTTCTATCTAATGTAAAAATACAAGTAATTACTTTTTTGCCATAAAATTTGTTATAATTTTCTGATATTTCGGTTATTTCATTTTTTTTATATTTTTTTACATTATTTATTAAATATGTATCAAAGATACTATCTATTAATATTTCATTATAATTCAATGAATTAAATTGTGGTTTTATATAAGCAATAATTACACTATTTTCATTATAACCAATTAAGTTAAATTTTTTATGAATATTAAAATTATCATTGCCTTCATAATTCAGACTATGATTCATTAACCAATTTATTTTAGGGTATTTTTGATGAAACAAAAACATTATATTTTTTATGTCTTTTATTTTTTCAAAATGTTTAAAAAGGTATAATTTCATATTATCTATTTTTTTATTTTTTATATCTGGTATTTTTGATTTATTAAAATGATTTTTACACAAACAGTTATCGTGACCGTGTATGTTATTATTAAAAGTATTATTGTACAAGTCAATAATATCGTACAAGTCAATAATATTAATATTTGATTTCTTTTTTTGATGGACAATTTGTATCATATAATTTAATATAATACATTCAAGAGGACATAAAATTAGTTGTTCGTGTTGTTTTAATAATTTTTTTATTTTAATTTTTAAATCTTTGATTATGTCAATAATCGCGTTAAAATATTTTATATAATCAGAACCTTTATTTGAAATTTTAATAATAGGTATTTCTTTTTCACAATCATCCTGTAATAATCTATAATATCCCTTGAAATCATTTACTTGTGTAACATCTGATTCACAAACATTATTTAAAATAGCGATAATTTGTTTTTTAATTTCTGAATTTTCTTTGTTTGATTTTTCTTTATTTACAATCTCCAATAAAATATTTATATACAATGCAGAATATCTTATAATATGGTTTCCCATATCTACAATACGTTTTTCGTCTTTATTTTCAAGGTCTATTTCTAAATCTGTATCCTTAATTATGGTTTCAAAAAATAAATCATAACTTTTATCTGTAGAATTACTTATAATATCATCATATTTTATATCATTTTTAATATTAACATTTGGTTTTATTTCTTGACAAATAATATTATCATTTTGTCTGTATTTATTAATTTTTCTTGCTATTTCATCATTGTTATTTTCATACCGAATATATAATTTTTCTTTCATTCTTGTTATACCCACGTGTAATAATGAATCATATACTAAATTATTAGAAGTTTGACTGAATCTTTTTATTGCACTTTCATTAAATCCAATAATAAATACTACTTTACGACCATCACCTTTTGAAGCGTGACACGAGACGATTCTTGTTGAATTATCTGATTCAGATAAATCGATGGATGAACCTTCTTCTGATTTATGAAATATGGCATATCTGTAATAATCGTCAATTGTAGTAATATTTTTCCAAATTTTCATATATTCGGATTCATTTGTAAATTTATTTTTCCAGAAAATATTGATCGTTAACAGTAATGCATCTACAAGTGGATTATTTTTGGTAAAAGGCGTAACAATTAAGAAGTCTTCAGGAAATCTTTTATTTTCATTTACTTCCTTTTCATAATGATACATTATTTCTTCTACTTCTGTAATTATATTTTCTTCATTTTCAGAGGTTTTATTTATAGAATCTATATATTTTTTACTTGTAAAAAATATCAAAGGTTCGTAATCTTCCCCATTATCGTTTTCATAAGGTTTAATTTTAGGAAGATTATATTTTTCAAACGGAATCATATAATTTACAAAATTAACCAACTTTGAATGTATAAATCTTCTACAAATATTTGTCGGTTCTATTTTAATCGTATTTATTAAAGGAAAATCGTGTTCTAAAAAATAGGTGAATGCATTTTTTTCATTAGATATGCTTTGTAATTTATCTCCAACAATAAAAACATCTATATATTTATTTCTCATTATTTGTACAATCGCTTTTGCGTAATGCTCTGGTGGATCCTGAAATTCATCAATTACAAGTAAACTTTCTTTATTTAACTTTGGTTCTATACCAGCAAAGTTAATTGTTCCACAATCTTTTGTTTCTATATGTCCATCTATAATTGAATAAATTAAACCTTCAAATTTATCAAAATGTCTATGATTTTTATTACCAATTGAATATGTAAAAGAATCAATTGTTGAAATTATAATTTGACAGTTTTTTTTAGATTTTTCATTAAAATATTTAATTATGTATTTTTTATTGGTTTCTGTTATTTCAAAATTTTTAAAATTTTGAAAGTTTTGTTTTTGATTTTCAATTTCTGTTTTGATAATATGTTTTGCGGAATGTTGTTTTGTAATATATATAAAATTTGTATAATGTAATTTATCATCATCTTCTAACATTTTTATAATACCAAATGTTTTACCGTTCCCTGCCCCTTGTTGTTTTATAAATAAATTACATTGTTCTGGATCATCGTTATTCCAAATATCACAATCGTTTTTAAGTGATAAAATAAAATCTTCTTTTGATTTCGCACTTTCTACATCAATCATATGACTTTTGACTTTGTTTGGATATATTTTATATATTTGTGAATTAATATCTATAAAAATAAAATCATAACTTTTAAAACTTTCGTATTTCCAATAATCAGTGAACTCTAGATAAACACGTTGTGAATATTCTAATATTTTAACATCAATTCCTTGATTTCCATCAATTAGCCAAATAATTTTAACATCGTGTAAAGAATAATCGTGTTTTCTATTATCAATTTCTTCTTTCTCATACTTACTATGTTGAATTTCAAGTGTTTTTTTTTCATTCAGGACTACATCAGCCCTACGTTCTTTAATTTGTTCTGGTTTTAATGGATATATTTTTTCTGTGATAGGAAAATAAGATTGCCATTCACTATGCCATAAAGTCATAGGATTTCCTCCTAGATCATTACGATTCTTATGTCTAAAATGTGGTTTTCGTTTTTCACCGTTTACCAAAATTAATTCGTGACCTTTTTGACAAGTTATTTTCTGTTTATTATTATTATTTATGTAACTAGTAACGTGTATTGGTTCATTATTTATAAAACAAAATTCCGAAATAAAATTAACATTACATATATGTTTCATAGTTAGATATATTATTTGTGATGATATATTTAAATGTATTTTCTAATACTTAATTCACAAAACGAATTCTAATTACACTATAAAAAAAAAGTAATACACTACTTTTTTTATTATAAAATTGTCCCATTTTAAATATTCAAAGATATAAATAAAATAGCCATAAATTATAATGAGAGAATTGGCAATAATAATAAGATGTCACGGTATAATACCAATTAATTTTGATTATGGTTGGACTGAAGAAAAGATATTTTCAGATACAATATTTAATCATACTGGCTATATAAAGACAATAACAATGATAACTTTAGCAAAAATGGGTGGCGTATGTTATGGTTCGCCCGATGTAAAAAAGTATATAAAAAAAATAGATGATTTATACAACGAATTATATGAGAAGGAAAATGTAAAAAATACGGAAGAATTAGTGAATTATTTATATGGACCAAATCCGAAAATAGAGCAGATAAGAAAAATAAATGAAGAATTGTTTGGAATAAGTTTTACGCCTGAAATAACAAAATTAGAAGATTATTCGATTAATAAATATTATTCAGGAGACACACAAATGAAAAATTTAGGTATTTATTATTTATCAAGTAACGGATTGACCGGACAAGAGATAGAAATTATAAAAAATGAATTTGAACAAATGTCAAATTATTTGAATAGTTCTCCTGTAAACTATATAACAAAAATATATATATTTGATAAATTGGGTAAAATATTGGGTAGAGATACAAGACTATATTTTATAGATTTAACGTGTTTTGCGTTTAAAAATATGAATAAACAGGCAGAAAAAGAACGACCGTTAAATGAACCCGCTATTGATTGGTTAAATAGCGTAATAACTCATCGTAATTTGAAAGGAGGTAAAAAGCGAAGCATAAGAAAAAAGCGAAAAACAAGAAAATTAAGAAAAATAAAAAAGAAACAAAAAAGTAATAAAAATATTTAATTTAATTATTATAGACCTTTGCACCTTTCAAACGCCGATTTTATATATCATCATTCGGCAAAGCCGAATAATTGAATATAACAAAGGCGATTTATCGGTTGCAAAGTAACAGTTACCTAATAACATTCAAAGATGCCGACCCTTGAGGTCGGCATTTGAAATGTTAAAAGGTGTAAAAACAAAAAAAAGGTAACCCTACCTTTTTATTTTTTCTATTTTTTATAATATAATAATATAATTAACTTAACTATAAAATATATAAGATATATAATATTTTTAATTTGTTTTATTTTTTTCTAATTTAATAATACGTAATTCAAGAGAACGTATATATTTTTCCAAATTTATTTTTTTTTCATCACTATTAGATAAGTGAAATGGTACATTATTCGCACATATTTCATTTTTTCCTTGATATAATTTATAAAATATATCCATCCTGTCTTTCATTTCATCACATATTTTTTTTATTTTAACAATTAACTCAATAAAGCAATATGAAATGGAATAAATGATTAATAATAACACACTGGTACTTAGAAGAATAAATAATTCGGATTGCATTTTTTCAAACTTTTGATAACTTTAAATAATTTTATAAATTTATCAAAAAAGATGAAAAACATTTCAATTTTCTAGTAGGGGGATGTACATCTACTACGTAGTGCCCTTACCTTACCTTCGGGAGGGAGACCCCCACATTGCTTTTTACTTAATAAACTCGGCGCTAGCTCTACAATAATAACGTCCTAATTTATACACCCTAATTTTATTTCATCTCTTCCTGCTTTTTCAATGACTTTTTTCTGTTTCCTCTATTTCTTCTACTTTTCTTTTACTCATTCTATTTTACTTATATTTTACCTATATTTTACTTATATTTATTATTTAGAATAAAAGGAGTAAAAAAATAAAACTTTTATATCTATTGAAAATATAGAAACAAAAGAATGAATCATCTCTTGGAACAATTAAAATTAAAACCTAAGATAGAAACCTTTCAAAAGGTAAAAGTAATGATTCCTGGTAAAAATATAAATAAAGAATCGAATGTTCGAACGATCATTGTCGACGAAAGGGATAAAGGTTATGACCGTGAGGCTTTAATGAAAAGAATGATGGAGAGAAAACTAAGTAAAGTATCTGTACAAAAAAATATGATTCCACAAGGGGAAACGGAACCAAGAGAAGAAATAGAAGAAATAGAAGAAAAGGAACCAACCAAACAAAAACAACCAATAGAAAGAAAAAAAAAATTGGTTTTAATTGGAGAAGAAGAGAGAAAACCTGAAGAACAAATAACAAAAAGAGAAGAAGAAGAACCCATCCAAATCATTGCAGAAACAAGCAAAAGAAAAACGGAGCGTATAGAAAAAGGTACGGCCATTTTAGGCCCCGAAATTATGGTTGAAATCGGCGACACGAGAATTGAAGACCGTCTCGCCAAAAAATCGCCTCCAGTAATCATCAAAGTTTCCAGTTATTATATGAACAATCGCGAATTTTTCATTAATTTCATTAATTCTCTCTTTGAACCTTATCGACGAGAAGTCTTGGATACTAGTAAAAATATTTCGTGTGATAATATTGGTCAAGATGCCGAAGATACAATGAATCAACTTTTAATTCATCAAAAAGTCGTACGTGATTATATTAATTTATACACACCTTATCGAGGTCTTCTTTTATATCACGGTCTTGGAAGTGGAAAAACAGCAAGTAGTATTGCCATTGCCGAAGGAATGAAAGAGCGAAAACGTATTATTGTAATGACACCTGCCTCTTTACGCCGTAACTATATGGAAGAAATCAAGAAATTCGGGGACCAAATATATAAGAAAAATCAGTTCTGGGAATGGGTTTCTCTCGAAACTTATCCGGAAGCCTTGAAAACCTTGACTACTGTATTGAATTTATCGGTGGATTACATTCGAAGACAAAAAGGAGCCTGGTTTGTGAATGTGAAAAAATCGACCAATTATAATGATTTAACGAGTGAACAAAAGAAATTGTTGGAAGACCAATTGGATGAAATGATACGTTCAAAATATACGTTTATTAATTATAATGGTTTACGATTGAAACGTTTAGAAGAACTTACTCAAGGTTTTACCCGTAATTTATTCGATAATTGTGTCGTCATTATTGATGAGGCCCATAATTTAATCAGTCGTATTGTGAATAAAATCAAAAAGGAAAAACCGATTGCGGAAGATAATCGCGGAGAGAAAGAACACGCACCCAAAAATCTGGCCGTGAAATTATATGAATACTTAATGTCAGCAAAAGATGCGCGTATCATTCTTCTCTCCGGAACCCCCATTATCAATTATCCCAATGAATTCGGTATTCTTTTTAATATCTTGAGGGGATACATCAAAACGTGGGAAATTCCGCTTCAAATCAAAACGACTAGAAAAATTGACCGAGATGCTTTACGAGATATGCTTCTAGCAGAGAAATCAATGGATTATATTGATTATTCACCTTCTTCGAAAATTCTAACGATTACCCGAAACCCTTTTGGATTCAAAGATAAGTATTCTAAAGATGGGAATGATTATCAAGGGGTTTATAATAATGTAAAAGACGAAAATGGTCTCGTCCGTTTTCATATGGAAACAGATTTTTTAAACGACGAAGAATTTGAACGCCGTATTAGCGGTATCTTGAAAAGATACGAGATTGAAGTTTTAAAAACCGGCATTAAAATTCGTAATCGGAAAGCGCTTCCAGATGATTTTGACGCATTTAAAGCGCGTTACATTAATAGTCAAACGAACGAATTGATTAATGGGGATGCATTGAAACGTCGTATTTTAGGATTATCTTCTTACTTTAAAAGTGCTCAAGAGGGATTGTTACCGAGATTCGATAAGGTTTTAGGAAAGGATTATCACGTGGTAAAAATCCCGATGAGTGATTTTCAATTTAAAATATATGAAGAGGCGAGAAGAGAAGAGAGAAAAATGGAAAAGCCAGGAAAAACCAGTAAAAAAGATGATCTTTATGAAGACAAGGCTTCTACCTATCGTATTTTCTCTCGTTTATTTTGTAATTTTGTGATAAAGAATCGTCCTTTACCGAATGATGAAAATATTGTAGAAGCAGAAGCAGAAGCTCAAGAAAAAATCTTTAACCAAGATTTGGAAGAAATTCAGCTCTTGAAACAACAAGAAAAAAAGGCTGAAAAAGTGGATAAACTAGCGGAAAAACAACGTAAACAAGAAGAAAAGGAAAAAAAGGAAAGAGAGAAGCAACAAGAGAAAGATCGAAAACAAAGAGAGAAAGAGGAAAAACAAAAAGAAAAAGAGAAAAAACAAAAAGAAAAAGAAGAGAAAAAGGCCGAGAAAGAGCGAAAACAAAAAGAAAAAAATGAAAAGAAGATAGGAGGTGCTTTCGATAAGGAAGAAGAAGAGGACCAAGACGAAGTCGAGAAAGAGGAACAAGAGGAACAAGAGGAAGTTGAGAAAGAAGAAGACGAAGTCGAAAAAGAAGAAGAAGGACAAGAAAAAAAAAGGAGCGTATTTTTTAATTTGGACAAAATACTCAAAAACGCCAACAAAATACAATCAAAAGAAGATGATCTTGACAATGAGAATGAAGGCGAGATAGAAGGAGACGCTGTTTTAAATGAACTCGGTGGAAAAGATTATGAAGAGAGACAAAGATCCTTTTTAAAATATATTAAAGAACACGCTAATGAATTTTTGACCCCCGAAGCACTTCAACGACATAGTCCAAAATATCTTACCATCTTGGAAAATCTTTCCGAACCGGAATACGAAGGGCTCCATCTCGTCTATAGTCAATTTCGTACTTTGGAAGGACTCGGAATTTTCAGTTTAGTTCTTGAACAAAATGGTTTTGCGGAATTTAAATTGAAGAAAAATATGGCCGGTATTTGGGACATTGATATTAAATTCGAAGACCTTGGAAAACCAACCTTTGCCCTTTATACGGGAACAGAGACCGCCGAAGAAAAAGAAATCATTCGTAATATTTACAATGGTGACTGGGATTATGTCCCGACCAATATTACGAAAAAATTGCGTAATATTGCAAATAACAATAATATCGGGGAAATCATCAAAGTATTCATGATTACATCTTCTGGTTCAGAGGGAATTAATTTAAAAAATACGCGTTATGTTCATATTATGGAACCTTATTGGCATCCAGTAAGGTCAGAACAAGTCATTGGTCGTGCAAGACGTATTTGTAGTCATAAAAATCTACCTGAAAAACTACAAACGGTTGAAGTATTTGTTTATTTAATGACTTTTACGGCTACCCAATTAAAAAGCGACGAAGCGATTGAATTAAAACGTAAAGATACAAGTAAAATATCAAATGTTCCATTAACAAGTGACGAATATTTATATGAAATTTCGGAAATCAAAGCAAAATTAAATGCGCAATTAATCAATTCCATTAAAGAATCGGCCTTTGATTGTTATTTATATTCAAATATTCCTGGGTCCAAAGGAACAGGTGTTCAATGTGTGAATTTTGGCGATCCAAGCAAAGAGAAATTTTCGTATGTCCCTAATTTTGAAGACCAACAGAATGATATTACATTAAGAACCAATAAAAGAAAAATCGAATGGGAAGGTTTCCCCATTCGAATCGGAGATAAAGATTATGTTTATCGACGTATGAATAAAAACTTGATGAACATTTATGATTTGGCGAGTTATGAAGAAGCATTGAGAGTCGAAGGTGTTCAACCCGTACAAGTAGGGACGTTAGAAACGAATGAGAAGGGACAGAAAGTTTTCAAGAGCTTGGTGCTATAAATTCTTCTAATATATTATTTGGAAATTGTCGGTCTATTTTTCGAAGAAACATAAATAATTCATTGCTTTTCTTTAGTTTATCTATCATTTCTTCATCTTCATTGGTCCAATCTTTAAACGTATATGGATTATTACCATTTGAACTCCTTTCCCAATCAACTAATGTCGTTCTTTTTGAAACGACATTTTTGAATCGGTTCGTGATAGATAAAAGAACCGCCAATATACTTTCATCCCCACAAGGTGCGGTTGCAAGTATTTGAATCAAATTTTTGTTATTCTTATGAAATAATATTATTTTTTCTAAATCTTCTTTACAAAGAATACAACATTGTTGATGAGCATAACGATGTTGTTTTGCGATTAAATGTAAATTACCTCTATTTATTTTATTTGGGTCCCACCATATTTTACAATAATCCAAGAGAGAATTGTTTTTATATTGATGGAAATATTCTATAAATTTCAATGGAGATATGATAGGAACACACGTTTCTGTATGGATGGAATACCACGATGAATTTGAGTTTTCTATTGAATACTGGTATAAGGAAAGTGTGGAATCAATAATATATCCCCATTTCGAGGATTTTATGTATTCCTTAGAGATGAGTGTATTTTTTAACCATTCAGATTTTATGTTTTCTGGTTCAGAACAATGTGTATAAATATTTATACAAATGTTATGTTTTTTTATTTCATTCAACCATTGAATCCATATTTCTTCTTTGGATAGGTCCTTTGTTACTAAAAAACAAAAAGTAATGGAATACATAATATAATATATTAAATCGAATTTATATTTAATATATTTATAAAATGCTATTATAAAAATAATTGTACACAATTATCAATCATAAAAACGTCCTTTTCATCCATACTATAGTAGTGAAGGACATTCTGGTAATAATTATCTAAAAAATCTTCATACGTATTACTTATTTTTTCTTTCATACAATCGGTCATAAGAAAAAGATGTTTTTTGATTGTTTTATAATCACTTTGAACAACTCTTTTCAAGATCGAATTACGTATTTTCATTTTTATAAAATACGTATAAGATTTTGGTTTTGATATATTCGTAGCATCAGAAGCATTGATACTAAATATTTCATTGATAATATAAAATAATCCTAAAAAAGAAAGGAAGTTCATTAATATGAATTATAAGATTATTTTTATTTTGTTTTATTCAATCTTATTTTTCAATATTTATTTTATCTAGGGTAATCATATTTTTTATTTCTTCCATTGTTGAACTGATATCGTCTATTTTTTGATAAATGGTTTGTATTTCTTCTTCTAATTGTTGAATTCTAATGTCTTTTAATAAATGATTGGTTTCTTTATCATTTTTTATGGAAGGAATCGTTTTTAATTTTGAAAAAATATTATCCGTAGGTCTCTCTATTTTTGGAATATAATAGGATTCTTCTAAATTTTCCTTCCATTGAATATGTTTACCTTCACGTGTTTCTAATCCATCTAATTGTATCGGTTGAATAATATTCTCTTTGATCAATGGTTCCTCAATTTTAATATATTTTATTTTATTTCCGTAAATCTCTTTTTTCACGGATGTTTCTTGGGAATTTAACCAATCACTTACCTTTTTTATATCGGTTGAACCATAATTTCGATTTTCCAAATCAAAATTTCTCTCTTTTACCGTTTGTTGTATTCGTCTTTCTAATTCACTGATCGGCGGTTTTTCTTCTTCCAATTTGTCACCAAAATTGGGTACGGGTGGTGTAGGTAAGGTAACCGCACGCTGAAATTCCTCTTGTTTTTTATTGAATTCACGTTCGAAAACAGATTTTCTCTCTTCTTGGATTTCTTCGTAAGTAATCAAATCTTTTTTTTCTACTATTTGGGGTTTGCTTGTTTTATTTACATTTTTACTATTCAAATCTAATTGAACAATCATATCCATTATTAAGGAAATATATTTTTTATTGAAGGATACTAGATTTTGCGGTGTCTTTCTCTCGTTTTCATAAAAAGGAATCAGATTTTTTTGAAAAATTTGTAAAATGTATTCTATAAATTCTTTCGATTTGTAATGAAGAATGTCTGAATCCATCAATACCTCCCATAATAATCGTACATTGTTTTTTTTTAAAAAATCGGTCATTATTTATCTATCTTAGATAATAAATATAAGAATATGTTTATATTTATTATTTATTATTTTATATAAATCTTTTTCCACCTTTGCACAATCAAAACGTCCACTTTGTGTGCAGTTATGAATTAGCAAGGTGATACTGATTGCGCATTTTAAATGCGCAATGGTGCCAAATAAAAAGTTTTATAATCCGTCATTAAAAAAGACTTTTCGATATTTTTCTATGGATTTATCTGAAATACGATGTGTTTTTAAATACTGCGCCGATAATTTATCTTCCAACATATGAATAATAAAAAAGAGAGAATAAACCCCGCATTCCGTATTTCCGTATTGATGTTCTACAGGATGATTTTCATCAAATTTAAAATGGATCGGTTTTTTCAATTCTCTTCCTTGTTGAATGATACGGTCAACTAATTTAATAACTTCATTCGGCGCTTTATCTCCGGCACTATCAAAAAAGAAAATTTGTGCCTTTTTCACATTGACAAATAGACTAATCCAATGACTTCCTGGTTTGTAATGAGGATCGGTATTAAAAACAACACCGATTTTGAATTTACCCTTGTTAATTTCTTTTTGTAAATTGAAATGACATAATTCTTCCCAAACACAATCGCCGTACATTTTTTTTACGTCAAAATCAATGGGGGAGGGGCCAATAAATTCGAAACATTTGTATGCTTTTTCATATTGTTTCATTACTTTATGAATATCGACACTAGATAACCATTCATTCGGGTTTTTCTTCCATTCTTTTGGAGCGGTTGGTGCAAAGGAATCAGTGATTTCTTTTTTTAAACCACTTTCACGAATAAAATTCTGTTTTAACCAACACGATTCTTTATTACACGTATCTTTCATAAATCGAGTGAGCTGACGGTGAATTTCTAAAGGAGAATTGGTTTTGATTAAATGGTCGGGATGACGCGCATTCCATAAATTACGCATTTTATGTAAATCTTTGTTTTTGTAACAAGTAAAATCATTCAATTCTTTTTTATCTTTGGGACTACAATTAACTTTTTGGAGAGAAATATGATCTTTTCTCTTCCTTGTTTTTGTTTCTTGATTTATTCCTCTTTTTTCTCTCCTTCGAATCGTTTTGGTTTTCATTGTTTGATTCCCTTCCTAATTATTCGTGAGATTATTCTTTTTACCAACGCCTTTATTCTTTAATTCCGGGTCTTTCAAATTGATTTTTTTCTTTTTCGGTAGAATCGGTTCTTCTTTTTTGATCACGGTTCGTTTGACCAATCCGTCCAAGGTATAATTTCTCATATTGATTTGACGCATCATATGTTTATTGGCTTGTTCCAATGTTCCATTGTACTCTAAATCATCTTTGAATTCAGGGAATAAATCTGTTTCTCCTTCTTCTTCTAGAACCAATTTCTCTTCCCCATATAAATCTTTATAATCTTCTTGAATAATATCGTTTCGGTCAATCGTTTGAAAATAGTCTATACTTGTATTGATATATTGATAAAAAGAACGATAAATATCTGGATGGTAAATTGGTTTTTCTAGTATTCCATTCTCATTTTCATTCTCATTTTCAGTTAATAAATCTTTGGTCAATTGAATCAGCCTTTTTCGGTAGAATTTTTTATTTTTCAAAGGGGTCGGTTTTAAAATCGATTGATTCCTTTTATTGAAAGAACCGTTTAATAAATATTCAATCGTAATATCTTGTACAATTTGATCCGATTTATTTTTTATTTCAACTTCTTCTAAATCCAAAATATTTATTTCGTCTATTTTTTTATCCTTTTTCTCTTTTTTTTCTTTTTTTTCTTTTTTCTCTTTTTTCTCTTTTTTCTCTTTTTTCTCTTTTTTCTCTTTTTTCTCTTTTTTCTCTTTTTTCTCTTTTTTCTCTTTTTCGTTTGGATTCGTATTTACATTATCATTTACATCAAGATTCAACATTTATATATTTCATATTTTTTAAATATATAACTATTACTAAGTTAAGCGGAAGGGTCGGTCATATTACGAAGTTGTAATCTTGTTGCATTATGAAACGTTGCGTAACCAATTTCCTTTGGATTCGGATTCGGATTAAAAGGACAAAACTTTTCTTCTTGAAATAATAATGAATCTGGATAAGGGACAGGTTTGGTATGAAAAGCCACTTGATATAAATCACTATTACTACTAGGTACATAAACAGATTGACTACATTTTTGTAAAGCAAAAACTTGATTTCTTAATACACTTTCAGTATTTACATTGGAAGCAAAACCCGACCAAGGAGATTGGGTATTTCCCGGATTAAATACTTGTTCAACATTGTAAATAGGAGTTTGAATAAGACGAGTATTTACTTCTTTACGGGGATCAACAATCGGTAAATAAGAATACTTTGTCATTACTGGACGAACATCAATGTAAGGCTGTAACATTTGAGAAGGAATATTACGATTATAAATTCGTTCATTCGTTTGTTTTTGGATTTGAGAGGAACATTCTACTTTTTGTTGTGCATTTAAAACATTGATATCTACGTTTGGATTAACATTCTTTCCTTGTGTATTTTTTAAATCAGCCATTATCTATTTTATATAAATATAAATATATAATTTATATAAATTAAAATTTACTACAATTTACTAAAGTTTTTTTGGATTTTTTTGAATATATAATATTTATCTATTATATTCTTACCAACTCTTTTTCAAAGTATTTAATAAATGTATAGTTACTTAATTGGAACTACCTTTTTGAAATCAATGAATCCCTATTTTAGAAAACATGTTTTGAATACGTTGAATCCGCGTGAATATTTCTATTTGAATACTTTTTTCGTTTTTATTCTAATGTTCATTGTTTTTTTTATTTTTGAAACCCAAAAAACGACCAAAGAAATGATGTCTAATTATAAAAAACTAGAATATTCGCATTATGCTTGTATTTTAATTATTTCTGTCTTGTTGGTTGCCTCTTCTCTCCTTCTTTATGAATTAGATAAAAATTATAATACACCACTTTTAAATAATATCCTTTTGAAAACAGGTTCGATCATCGTTCTCATTGTAGTAGGTGTTTTTGTATTTGGTGAAAAATATACTTGGAAACAAATTGTAGGAATCATTCTTACTTGTATGGGTATTTACTTAGTGATGAAAGAATAAGAATAACTGAAAAAACATTGATTATTTGATGCGTTTTTTTAAAGTAATAGCGCGTTTACCTTTGCATTTGAATTTACCCTTGGTTAAGCCTTTGTTTGTTAAAATGGTTCTACTACATATACCGATGGCTTTGGATTCGTCTTTACGAATGTCTAAAGAACCGACTTTTTTAATACAACGACATAGTTTGGTAGATAATATATTTTCTGCTTGAAGTTTCAACTGTTTAAAGGATCCTTGGGTTGGTAAATGATAGAATTGAAGTATATTTTTGTAATCCTGAAGGGTAAGATCTTTGTTATTATTTCTCATTCGGATTATTAATATGACATAAGATAAAATATTTTATTTATTCATTTTTTTGCGAGAAATTATTATCGGAAGATAGTATATTTGCAAATCGAATTGTATATGAAAATTGTTGTATTTGATTTAGATGAAACACTAGGGTATTTTGTGGAATTTAGTGTATTCTGGAATTGTTTACAACAATATTTCACGAATGAGAAAATCGAATATTCTTTTACCCAAGAAGATTTTAATCAAATATTCGATTTATATCCTGAATTTTTAAGACCTAATATAATGACTCTTTTGAAATATTTAATGTATAAGAAAAAATCAAAATGCTGTCATAAAATGTTGATTTATACCAATAATCAAGGTCCTAAACATTGGTGTAAACAATTGATTTCTTATTTTGAGAGTAAATTGAATTTTGAATTATTTGATCAGATTATTAATGCGTTTAAAATCAATGGCGAAGTGGTCGAGATTGGTCGTACTAGCCACGACAAATCATTTCACGATCTTATCAAATGTACAAAGATACCTCCGAATAGTGAGATTTGTTTTTTAGATGATAATTATTATCCAGAAATGGCCAATGATCAAGTTTATTATATTAATGTAAAACCTTATATCCACGATTTAGAATTCGAGATAATGATTCAACGTTTTTGGGATTCTAAGATTCTTTCAACCCATTTTTTCAAAAAAGATTCGAGAGAAGAATTCAAAATTAAAATGAATCGAATCTTTATACCTTATCATTATTTTGTGATGCCCAAAACCCAGGGAGAAACGAATATTGATAAAATTGTGAGTAAACAAATATTAATTCATTTACAGGAATTTTTTGAATCATCCTCTATAAAATTATATTCAAAAAAAAAAATATTAAAATCTTTAAAAAATAAAGTTAAAAAATTTAATAAAACAAAAAAACATAAATAATTGTTATTTTATAATGATAAGAAAAAACAATCATTTTCATATTTCCATTGATAACCTTGATTCCATAAATTTAAGTTATCAAATACTTCATTTACTTGTTGAGGATATTTTATAAATCCATCATATTTTTCGTCTTTTGTAGGGGTTGACCAGGTTGTTCTAGAATTCGCATTATCTGAAATAAAAAAAAAATTGATATTTTTTATATATTTAAATTGTAAATTATTATAATTCATACAATATTGACAAAAATGCTCTTCGTTTAAATATGGAGCGTTTGAATTTAAAAAATTTTGTATTAATTCATCACTTTTTAAAACATCAAAAGTTTTTCTTAAATATTGTATTATATAATCTTTATATATAAAAACACCTGATGAATAATTTCCCCAATATCTTGCGTAATTTGCATCAAATGAATATATTCTTTTAGATATATTTTCAAACATTTCCTTTTCGGGAAAAGGAAATAAAATATCAATATCTGTTCTTAATAATATAAAATAGTCATATTTATCTTTATAATTTTCTAATACATTTGCTGCTTCATTCCAATTGATGTAAATTTGTAAACACGCCTCATTATTCCAATTAGCACCTTTGTAATCATATAATAATGAATTTTGAAAATATTCTTTAGGGTCTTTTTTTTTGTAAATTTTTTGGAATATTTTATTTTTTTCAAACAATTTAACCTTTTCATCAGTATTTTCTAATTCTTGACAGCAAATAATAATATCTGCATTGTAATAATCAATTACATACTTAAATAAATTTTCTATTTTTTTTAAACATCTTAATTCATATAATACTAAAAAAGCAAATTTCATCTTTATAATATAAATTAAGATATTAAGTTTATATTATAAATTATTTATATTTATATTTATTACAAGATAATGATTAAATTTTTGGATTTAAAAAAAGAAATTCTACATAACGAAAAAAAAATTAAAGAAAAGATCGACGATATTTTTTTTAATAAAACTAATTTTATTTTAGGAGAAGAAGTGAATGAATTTGAAATAAACTTTTCAAAATATATTGACGTGAAACATTGTATTGGTGTTGCGAACGGAACGGACGCATTGGAAATTGTCATTAATAGTTTAAATTTAGATAAAGAAGATGAAATTATTACCCAGGCCAATACTTATGTATCTACGTGTTTGGGAGTAACAAATAATCAATTAAATTTAAAAATTCTAGATATAAATAAAAATACTTATCAATTAGATTTGGAATTATTAGAAAAAAATATTACAGATAAAACAAAGGTTGTATTAATTGTTCATTTAACAGGTGCCTGTTGCAATATGAACAAATTAATGGAAATTATAAAAAAACATAATTTAATATTAATTGAAGATTGTGCTCAAAGTCACGGTGCTTTATTTGATGGAAAAAGGTTAGGTACTTTTGGATTATTATCTACGTTTAGTTTTTATCCAGGTAAAAATTTAGGGGCTTTTGGTGATGGTGGAGCAATATGTACGAATGATGATCAACTTGCTTCTCATATTAAAAAATATAGAAATAATGGTTGTATTGAAAAATATAAACATGAGATAATTGGTAGAAATTCAAGATTAGATACATTTCACGCTGCTATTTTAGATATCAAACTCAATCAACTTGATTTGAATAATTCTAAGAGGAGAGAAAATGCAAATTTATATTATAAATACTTACAAAATGTTAATGATATTGAATTACCCGAAATAGAAGAATTATGCACGCCAGTTTTTCATTTATACATTATTCGAACTAGTTTTCGAAATGCATTACAAGAATATCTAATGAAAAAGAATATTGAAACCGGAATTCATTATCCTATTAGCATTTATGAATTAGAATGTTACAAAAATAAACTGAACTCGAGTGAAATTCCGTTTAACGCAATTGAAAATAGTAAAAAAATATTATCTTTACCAATGTATCCAGATTTAAGTAGAGAAAACATAAAATATATTTGTGATTCTATTAAAAGTTTTTTTAATGTTATTTAATTTTTTATCTGATATTTTTTAAAAAATCCTGAAAATTATAACAACTATTTTTTTCGTCATTTAGTTCAATATCTACAAAAGCGTAAATGATACAATCTTTAAAATTATAAAAATCAATCCATATATTTTTATCTATAAAAATACCTTCATTTTTTTGAATAAATAATATTTTTTCATAAAAACCATTATTTAATTTAATTTCAAATGATCCATTTAAACATATTAAAATTTCACTTGCATTTTTATTAGAATGTTTTCCACGTGATTCGATTGAATTCAAATCATTAATATAAAAACATTTGGAAATATAAAATTGAATATTTATTTCTTTAGTAATTTTTTTAATATCTAAATCAATTAATTTTCCTGGTTTACCTTCAGTTATAATTGGATTTAATTTAAAATAAGTATAATTTATATTTTCATTTTTTTCGTAAAATATAGACATATAAATATATTATATAAATATATTATATAAATATATTATATAAATATGAATTATGATTATATAAAAAAAATAAATATTCATGGATTGAGAAATCCTAAATTAATACAATTTGGAACAAAAATTATTATTATAGGATCAAAAGAATATTGTTCACTGAAAGATAAAAAAAAATATTTACTTTATAGTTATTTACTTGATGAAAATATTAATTTATTAGAAGGAACCGAAAATATTTTAAATTTTGAAAATATTGAAACAGATTATAAAGTAAATATAAACATTTCTTCTTGGATAAGAGATATTTATTTAAAAGAAAATAAATATTACTTATTAATTGAATTTAAAAAAAATAATGATAATGAATATTTTACTTCAAACCATTATCTATTAAAAACAAGTAATTTTTTAAATTTTGAAATAGAAAAAAAATATAATATTGAAAATATTTTTTTTAAAGATTATAACAATAATTATTTTATTTCTAAAATTGAGAAAACAAATCATATTTGGGGAAAATACTTATTTGAATTTATTATAAATGATTCAATAATTATACCTATTTTTGATAATATCGTTGATTATGATAATGATTATGGACACATTTTACATAATTTGGAATATATAGAGAATCTTCAAAAATATTATATTATATTTTCAATAAGACATCATTCATTAGATGAAGAAAACAACTTTTATTATAAAATTTATGAAGCATTTAGTAATGATTTAATAAATTATTATGATACAAAAGAATTGGAATTATTTATGTACAAACAGGTAACTTCAAATTGGTTTTGTTATCCTTGGAAATTTTATTTTAATAATAATGAATATATTGTTTGTAATCAAGATGATTATGGTAAAAATAAAGAACCTATTCTTTTTATTAAAAATAAATAAAAAATTAATTTATAATGTTATAGATATAAAATGAATTTTGAATTAATCAAAAAAATAAATATTTCTGGTATTCGTTTTATAAAAATAATTGAATACAAAGATGGATTTTTATGTTTAGGAACAAAAAAATATAAAGAAAAGGATAATATTAAAAAGTATGCTTTGTACGCATATTTATTAAATAAAAATTTTGAATGGTTTGAATATTTTGAATGGTTTAAATATAGCGAATGGTTATTAGATTTTTCAAATATTAAAGAAGATTATTTAACGGATTTATACACTTCTTTATGGTTAAGAGATGTTTATGTAGAAAATAATAATTATTACTTATTAGTTGATTTTAATAAAAATCAAGATAATAAATATTTTGAATCAAACCATTATTTATTAGTGACACATAATTTTTATTCTTTTGAATTAGTAAAAAAATATGATACCACAAATATTATACATAAAGAAATTAATAATTGTTTATTTGCATCAAATATAATTAATAACGAAGAATCTAATTGGGGTACTTATTTATTTGAATTTATAATAAATGAAAAAAAAATACAACCTGTTTTTGATAATTATGTAAATTATCAAGAAGATAAAGGACATTTACTTCATTACTTAAAATATGATAGTATAAGTGATATTTATCAATGTATGTTTTCAGTATTAACTAAAGAAAAAATTTATAAAATATATACAAGTCAAACAGATGATTTTATATATTACTATAATACCAAAGAAGTTATTTTTTTAAATAACACAGAAAATGAATGGTATTCTTATCCGTGTTTTTTTTATTATAACCATAATAACTTTTTGTTTGTAAATCAAAGTGATCTAGGTAAAAATAGTGAAATTATTGTTTTTAGAGAAATGGACGATTCATTAAAATTTATAGAAGAAAAATTTCAAGTAGACAGTAGAATTACAAATCATCTATTTTTTAATGATAAAAAAAAATATATATATTTGAATGAATTAGAAAATAAAATGGGAAATCGATATAATGAAATAATAGAGAACAAAAAAGATTTATCAGATTATTCAACACATTCACCATCTTGTATTGAATTATATAATGTATTAAAAAATTTGAATATTTGTGAAAATGATTCTATTATTGATATTGGATCTGGAAAAGGTTGGGCACTATCATTATTTCACTTGTTTCCTTTTAAAAAAGTAACCGGAATAGAACTGTCGAAGAAAGATTTTGAAATATGTAATGAAAATTTGGAATTATTATCGATTCAAAATATGGAAGTTTTAAATGATAATGCAGTTAATTTTGAAAATTATGATAATTATAATTATTTATACTTTTATAATCCTTTTGGTGGAGATGTATTTGAAGAAATTATTCAAAAAATAAAAAATTCAAATACAAAGATTATATATAATAACATTCACGAAGAAGAACAAAAAATATTAGAAAAATATCATTTTGTTTTAATAAAAGAAGAAAAAGGATTATTAAGAAATTATTTTATTTATAAAAGAATTTATAAAAGTTTGGATTTAATAAATTATACTGATCAAATAAAGATTATTAATAATGATGCTGGAATAAGAAATATTAATAATATAGACAAGGATTTATTAATAGACAATAATGTAACAGAAATAAAAATTCATAATGATATATTATTAAAATCTAAGAAAGGAAATATCAATACTTCTTATAATATTAATCATTTAATAAATAATTTTAAAGATGAAAATAATTTAACACCTAATATAGAAATATTTGAAAATTTTTTTAACAAAAATAAAAATGTCATTGATGATAAAAAAATGTCATTGATGATAAAAGATGCAGTTTTTTTTAATTGTTTTACCTCATCTCACCGTCTTTTAACTCATTTAATGTTTGATTTTACACAAAATATTAATGTATATTATGATCTTTTAATAAAAAATGAAGATTATGTAATTATTATGGAAATAATACCAAATATTATGATTTTGGATTATTTGAACTGTGATTTAAATTTTAATCATTCTAACGATAATTTATATAAATTTATAGATTTTATGAGAAATATTGGAATCAAAAATAACATTGTGACAATAAGTAATTATAACTATTGCCAAAACTTTGAAGAAGATTCTTTATTTATAGAAAATTTATATGCCATTTCTTTTAAAGAAAGGAAAAATATAAACTGGGTTCCTTTATTATCTAGATTCTCTAATAATAATAATTATTTTTGTGAAACATTAAAAAATATTATTAAAAAAAATGTGATAAATAAACATTATGAATATAATAAAAAAAAATTTTTAATACTAGAAAAAAGAATGGAATCTAGTTATAATAATTTTAATAATATAAGAAATATAAATAAAAATACATTTGATAATTTAGTAAGTATTTGTAATGAATATTGTTTATACCATAATTTAAAATTACTAATTTGGGATAGTGAATTTGTAAAAAAAGAATCTTTGTTTGAACAATTTAATATATCAAATAACGCAGAAATAATTATTGGTTTTGGGGGGTCTATGTGGTTATTTAATTATACAATGACAAGTGGAAAAATTTTATGTATAGGTTTAATGTGTGAATATGAAGAAAAATATAAAATATTATTTAATATGACATTATTTACATATAATCAGTTAATAAAAAATAAAGATATTAAGAATGTTTACTTTCATTTTAGAGATGATAATGATATATTTACATATGAAGATATTGTTAGACAATTTCTTTATTATTAATTGCATTAAATAGAAAGAAAAATTTACACATTTGTATACTAATTATTTATTTCTGGAAAATGTAATATAAATATGAATGATTAAAAATTTATAATAAAAATATATTAATATTATAAATTAATTACTTTTGTATTAAATGAGTAAAAAAGTTATTATATTTGGTATTGGAAAAATAGCCGAAGTTGCATATTATTATTTAAAAAATGATACTGAAATAAGTGTTTTTGGTTTCACATTAGAGAGAGATTTTATTAAAGATGAAAAAACAAGGTTTGATTTACCTATTATCGAATTTGAAAATATAGAAATTAATTATCCGCCAGATGAATATTTATTATTTGCTCCTTGCACTGCTTCCCATTTAAATAAATTTAGGGAGCGAATTTATAATGAAGGAAAATCAAAAGGGTATCATTTTTATAGTTATCTTAGTACTAAGGCAAATATTTATACCAAAGATATTGGTGAAAATTGTTTTATATTAGAAGATAATACAGTTCAACCTTTTACGAAAATTGGAAATAATTGTATATTATGGAGTGGAAATCATATTGGACATCATTCTACTATTGAAGATAATGTATTCATAACGTCCCACGTTGTAATATCTGGTATGTGTTTAATAAAAAAATATTGTTATTTAGGTGTAAATGCATCTTTAAAAGATAATATTATACTAGAAGAGGGTACTGTTGTTGGTATGAGTGCTAGTGTTACAAAAAATACTGAAGGGAATGCCATTTATATTGGAATACCCGCAAAATTATTTAAAAAATGTGATGATACTATAATTATTTAATCTTATTGTAGTTTTATAAATTTAAAACATACAAAGATGAGGGTGATTGTGTATTTAAAACGTGAAATTGTCTAAAATTTTAATATTAATTTTTTTAATATTAAAATGATATAAATAATGAATAATAAACATTGAAGTTTTTATTTTTAAAAAGAATTATTCAATCGAATAAAAATAAATATCGATAATTACTGATACCTCCTAAAGAACTTTCTTTATAATCGGTTAATCCTTCATTTATTAATTTTCCCCGATCTTCTGTACTAATACCATAATCAACATAGGTTACATTTTCTTTTTTTGCATCTTGTGAAATTTTATACATTAAATACATTACAGACATATTAGTCTTATCTAAATCAATATTTCTAGAAATATAAAAAGTATACCAACATTGTTGTGTAACCTTAATTACAAATACGCCTCCTAATATATTTTCCTTGTTTTTTACTAAATATAAACGTTGTTTTTCTTTTAATAAATTTTTAACTTTTAAAAATTCTTCTAAACTATGAGTTGGATCTGATTGATGATTTGTATTTAAGTTTTTTTTTAAAATATCATAAAATTTTATATAGTTTTCTTCTTTATATTCTTCTTTTTCGTAATCACAAGTAATTTCTAGATCCGTTAATGATTTTTTTAAATTTTTTTTGTTTCTTTTGTTAACAATTTTTTCTATAAAATCATCCGATGATTTTATGTACCAAGATAATTCTGGATATATTTTTGTTTTTTGACTTAATAAAAAATACAAACTATGGCAAGATTCATTAAAATAAATATCATTTGCTAATCTAAACTCGATTTTATTTTCATAATAATCAAATATTTTATCTATAATTAATTTCATATACTTTACTTTTGCATAATTTCTTGAAATAACCGGACCTCCATAAGTAGCCCCGGTATAACTAAAATATTTATCACCTTTTTTACAACAGGGTAAAACACACGCTATCACATCATCTAAATAAATGATTATGGATTCATCTTGGAAACGATTTTCTGGATGATAACTAATAAAATTTCTTGTATGATATATTGTTCCAAATAATTCTTCTTCTACAAATTTATCCCAAATATGAATATATTCTTTATTATATTTAATTATTGATAAAGTCATTATAAATAAAATATTATAATATTATAATATTATAATATTATATATAATTTATATAATTTAAATTTATTTCTCTAATATATCCAACGCGTCAATCAGAACTAATTCTTGATGAATCAGTTTTCGAAAAACAATACATTCGTCCATATTGAATTGAAAATGGCGGTGATAATGGTTTTTACATATTAATTTAACACCTGTATCTGTTATTTTTGTTTCACAAAAAATTGCGCCACGAGATAATTCCAAATATTCGGGATTGTTCAAGCATATCCAGCGAATAAACGTTCCTTCGCGTAAATCTTTGAGTTCGTCTACATAAACGTATTCACGTAATTTATCTAAATATTCATTGGTTACCTTTTGCGATAAATGTAATTCTTTTAAGATATTGAAATTCAATTGTTTTATTTTTTTGGTTGTATAATTCATTATTCCCTCGTTTTTTTGATTGTCTAATGCATTTAATAATTTGTTGACATCCATTTTCCACTTGTATATAAATATAACGTAATTTTTATATTTATATTTTTAATAAAAAATTGTATTCATAGAGACTGAAAAAATAAAAATTTGCCCCGAAGGGAAGTTTTGCTCCACTTTTCCAAAAGTGGATTACCAGGAACCGAATGCGCCTCCACCAAGCGCATCATTCGCGGCCATTGGTTCAAAACTTTCAGCCATTCCAGGAGTAGCGGCACCGATCAAAGGAGTTGTATCTCTTCGATACATATTATCGAAATTAGGTGATTGTTCGGGGGCCATTTGTTGTGGTAGTTGAGAAAGAGAGGTACCATCAGTGTAAGTTGGAAGAATTGAATTACTAGCCGTTTGGTTTACTGTATAAGAGGAGGTTCCCATTTGACTAGAAATGGGTTGAGAAACACGGACACCGTTTTTACTACCCTTTTTCTTTTTCTTATCACTGGCATTGTTTCCTTCCCATAAATCATTCAATCTTTCGACTAAAATACTGACTTTCTCTCCCAATTTGGTTTGTAGACTCATAGTGATCATTAAAACAGCTAAAATAATAAAAATAATACTGAAATCTGGGTAATTGACCCCACTATAAGTGGGTACATAAGTAATAACACGATGAATAAAAAGAAGACCGATAAAAATAACAATGACTTGGACAATAATTTCGGCACTTATTTCTAAACTACCTTTATTATCTTCTGCTTCCGGAACAAATTTTTGCATTGATTTATTTAAAACAATAATTGGAATAATCGCTAAAAGTGCATATTGAATAATATTCAACATTTCGCTTTTTGATTCGTCGTCAAAATTAAAAACGTGTTTGATAAAACTTTTTGATTTTGAATCTTCGTTTAAACTTTCCATATGATTTATAAAAAGAAATTAAAATATAAAGATTTTATTTTATAATTATTCAAGATTAAATAATGAAAGTAAAATTAATCAGTTATTCGCAACCAGTTTCTTCTACCGATAATCAAGCAAATCATTTAGAATCTATTCAAGATTTGGTTTCATATTGTGCTCGTGTATCAAATCCTGCAAATCAAATAAATAAAGAAACTAATGAAAAACTAATTCGATATCTTATGAAGAATGAACATTGGTCGCCATTTGAAATGGTAAGTATATGTTTGGAAATAGAGACAACGAGGGATATTGCAAGACAGATTTTAAGACATCGGTCCTTTTCTTTTCAAGAATTTTCACAACGTTATGCGGTAGCGGATTTAGGTTTTGAATCTAGAGAAGCAAGATTACAGGATACAAAGAATCGACAGAATAGTATTGAAACGGAAGATGTTGAATTAGAAACTGAATGGGAAAAAAAACAAAAACAAGTTCAAGAAACGGTAAAAGAATCTTATGACTGGGCGATACAAAATGGAATTGCAAAAGAACAGGCACGTGCAGTTTTACCGGAAGGGATGACCGTATCTAGAATGTATATGAATGGAACCTTACGTTCGTGGATACATTATATAAAATTAAGAAGTGGGAATGGAACACAAAAAGAACATCGTGAAGTAGCATTCGCGTGTGCAGAAATTATTTCTTCTATTTATCCGTTGATCAAAGAATGAATATAAGAACTAATATAATTTTTCAACCATATCTTCAAAGGTTTTAAGCTTTTTCAATGCTTTTTTATGAAGTTGAAAAGAAAGGGCTTTCGAATAATTGGTAATAAATAAATTGTCACTTCGATATTTCAACATCCGGTTTTTCGTAACGTCAATGACCCTTTTAACTGCATTTTCATAATCTAGTTTTTCATTGATGATGGAATAAATGAGACAACGATCTAAATCATAAGCGGAAAGTAGGTCAGCTTCTCGAACAATATGATAAGCCATTTGATATTTCCCTAAATCTGGATATCCGTTTTTTTTTACGGTAGAATAAGACATCGTAGATATAATTTCATCGACCATATTTAATTGAACCTGATCTAAATAACCTTTCATATGTTCTTTAATCATCGAAACACCATTTTTTTGGTTCATATATTTCTTATCACACATATCGTGTAAAATGGCGGATACAAAGATAATCTCTTTTTGATTTTCCAAAAAGGGGTATTGAACAACTTGATAATCGTAAATGTCTTTTGCATAATGAAACACTTCGAGACTATGTTTTAATCCGTGAGATTCATCAATATGAAATCTGGATGTTGTATCAATGACATAACGTAATGCGTGATTTATCAGTAAAGCAAAAGGAACGATTCTCATTTTCTAATTTGGTTTTCTAGTTTTTCTTTTTTAGAAAAAAGGATTAATGAATCAATTTTTTATTTATTTTATTTAGGATGAAATGAAAATGCGTTAAATAGATTTAAAAACAAGATAAGTAAAATACATATTTAATGAGTCGTTCCATTTCTTCTGCCATTAATCGACGTGCAGGAAACAATGCGCCTCGTCCAAATGTACCACAAAATCAACAGCCTGCTTATAATCCAAAAATAGCGCAACAGCAACCACAAAATCAAGGACAAGGAGTTCCTAAAAATGTGAGATTTGTTCCTTCTGGACAAGGTCAATCAGGACAACAACAACAGCAACCCATTCAAAGACAGGGATATCAAGAACCCACGATTCCTGTTAAAACCGCAGGAGTCAATGGACCTGTAGGTCAAGTATCGATTTCGGATGCCTTTGCATTAGTAACGATACGTTTAGGAAGAGTAGAACAGTTTGTCCAACAGATTCAAGAAGAAGGTATTCCTTTGACCGATGGTCAACCAGATTTAAAAATCGATACAGATTTAAAAAACTTGAACATTTTATTTCAGACACAAGAAGATAAGATTCATACGTTAACCAAAAAAATAGAAAATTATGAGAGTACTTTTTTGAATTATGATAAAGAAATAAGAGATTTAAAGGATATGATTTTAACAATGACAATGAAGAATGAGAAAAATACGATTGAAACAGCGAATCATTTAAGTATTTTGAGTAATTCTGTGAAAGCGGTGGAAGATTCTGTAAAAGCGGTGGAAGATTCTGTAAAAGTAGTCGAAGATTCCGTAAAAGCGGTCGAAGATTCCGTAAAAGTAGTCGAAGATTCCGTAAAAGTAGTCAAAGATTCCGTAAAAGTGGTTGAATATTCCGTAAAAGTAGTCGAAGATTCTGTAAAAGCGGTTGAAGATTCCGTAAAAGCGGTCGAAGATTCCGTAAAAGTAGTCGAAGATTCTGTAAAAGCGGTTGAAGAAAAACACAGCGATTTATTAGAAAAAACTCTTGAACAAATCGAACCTACCCCTTTGGGTAAAGCAATGGAAGAAGTAATGGAAGAAGTAATGGAAGAAGTAATGGAAGAGGAAACACTTGATAATGAAGAAAAAGTAAAAGAAACCCAAGAAGTGGTAGAAGTTGTATTAGAAAATGCATAAATATATAAACAAAAAAATAGATTCCGCGTTTTACTTAGATAAAAAAAATACGTTTTTTATGTAAGTTTCATTTTAAAAAAGAAAGAATAATGAAAATCATATTTACGTTATTTATTTTTTGTATTGTTTTATTTTTATATTTACATATCCAATTTCATTTAAAACAGAGTGATGATTTAGAAATGTATGAATTAGATAATCCTTCCAAAGAAAAATTAGAAGAGATATGTGATTTAAGACAACCCGTTTTATTTGAATTTGATTCTCAAAACATTATTGAAACAATGAATAAAAATTATCTTCAAAACAATTATTCTTCTTTTGATATGAAAATACGAAGTCATCCAGAAATACAAAACAAAGACGAGGAACTTTATGTCCCATTACCTTTACATACCACAATAAAATTATTAGAAGAAGATAAAAAGTCTTTTTACTTTACTGAAAATAATATGGAATTCATTCAAGAAACAGGTATCCTGAAAAATATACAATATAATGACGGATTTATAAGACCTTATATGGTTTCTAATTATTTTTATGATATTTTAATGGGCTCACAAGATAGTTGGACTCCTTTAAAATATGAAATCAATTATCGTAATTATTTTTTGATGACAGAAGGAACCGCGCAAATTAAACTCATTCCTCCCAAAAGTAAGAAATATTTACATTCGATATATGATTACGAGAATTTTGAATGGTCCTCCCCTTTTAATGTATGGAATATTCAATCTGAATTTCGACAAGATTTTGATAAAATAAAAAGTCTTGAATTTACGTTAGTTGCAGGAAAAACACTTTGTATACCAGCTTATTGGTTTTACTCCATTAAATTCAATCGAGATTCTATGATTACTTGTTTTAAATACCGTACCTATATGAATAATTTAGCCATTTCTCCTTATCTTTTTATGTATGCACTTCAATTACAGAATATTAAGAGAGAAACGAGTAAGAAAATACCGGTGGATCAACTAAATCGAAATCGAGAGAAAAACTTGGAATCAAAAGAAGTAGTAGAAGTAGTAGAAGTAGTACAAGTAGAAGAAAAAGAAGAAGAGAGTAGTACAAAAATCGAAGATTTGGTTCAAAATCAAGTTAACTCTTTTGAGGTAAAAACCGAAAATTAAATAATTGGTATAATATAATAGAATCTTAACAAAAAAGTATGTTTCAATATTTACGTTCTTGGTTTCAAATGAATGACGACGATGACAATGAGAATGAGAGAGAAGAAGAGGAACAAGACGAGATCGCGGAAAAAGAAAAAGAAAAAGAAAAAGAAACAAAAAAAACAGTGAAATATCGAGATGAAGTACCAGATACAGATTTAATCAAGGACCGAAAAAGATATCGAGCCAAGGATCTATCCAAGATTAAAAAGGTAAAAAAGAGTCTTCGATTTGCGAGTAGTTTAACGACGAAAACAAAAAAAAGAAGATCTCATTTTTAAAGTAAAGTAATAAATTCTTCGTAAATATAAAATAATGATTTACGAAGAATCTGCGGAAGCATTTTACGAATATATTAATTCACTTGGAGAATCATTTACAGCTACCGCGAGTGCTAGTTATACTTCCGAGATTAGTTTTGAAGATGCTTATTTAAATGCAAAAGCATTAGCTCTTGAAATTGCAAAATCACAAGCGATCACTGCTGGGAATATTGTAAATCAATCGGTTACGATAACTACGGAGATTATTGATAATACCATTTTAATAGGTATCAGTGGTTATACTGGCCCTACGGGCCCTTTAGGTCCTAATGGTTTAACAGGTCCTACTGGTTTAGCAGGCCCTACTGGCCCTTTAGGTCCTACTGGTTTAGCAGGCCCTACTGGTTTAGCAGGCTCTACTGGCCCTACTGGTTTAGCAGGCCCTACTGGTTTAACAGGTTCTACTGGTCCTACTGGTTTAACAGGCCCTACTGGTTTAGCAGGATCAACCGGTTCTACTGGCCCTACTGGTTTAGCAGGGGATAAGTACAATACAAAAACTACATCAGTAGTATCAATTATACCACAACCAAATAGTAGTGTTTCTTTTACGGTTGCAAGTCAATTAGCATACATATCAGGAAATAGTGTCGTTGTGGTAAATTCTACAAATCAGAATGATCATTTTGAAGGGACTGTACAAAGTTATAATACAACTACAGGAGCTATGACCATTAGTAATATACAAAATATTGTAGGTACTTTTACAACAAGCGTTGTTTACAATGTAAATTTAGATGGTATTGATGGTCCAACAGGTTCTACTGGTTTCACAGGTTATACAGGTTTTACAGGTTTTACAGGTTTTACTGGTTTCACAGGTTACACAGGATACACAGGTTTCACTGGTGATACTGGTTACACAGGTTTTACAGGTTTCACCGGATATACTGGTTTCACTGGTTTAGCAGGATCAACAGGCCCTACGGGCCCTACAGGAAGTTTTAAACCTTTAGGTACGAATTATGGTGATTATCTTTATTGGAATTCAAGTTTGAATGAATGGACGGTTGGAAATACACAAATATCATTAGGTGCAGGAGCTGGACAGAATTCTCAAGGAACAAATGCCGTTGCGATTGGTCAATATGCTGGATGTACTGGTCAAGGTGGATATGCAGTTGCAATTGGTCAATATGCTGGATGTACTGGTCAAGGTGATAGTGCAGTTGCAATTGGTCAATATGCTGGACTAAATAATCAAGGTGATAGTGCAGTTGCTATTGGTAGAGGTTCAGGTTGTAATTATCAAGGTATAGCGTCCGTTGCAATTGGTAGAAATTCAGCTTTTACTAGTCAAGGACAAGTTGCAGTTGCTATTGGAAATAGTGCTGGATTTACTAGTCAAGGACAATTTGCAGTTGCTATTGGAAATAGTGCTGGATGTACTGGTCAAGGTAATAATGCAGTTGCGATTGGTAGAAATTCGGCTGCTAATTATCAAGGTCAATATGCAGTTGCGATTGGTTCAAACGCAGGATATACTGGTCAAGGTCAATATGCGGTTGCGATTGGTTCAAGTGCCGGATTTACTGGTCAAGGTAATAATGCAGTTGCGATTGGTAGAAATTCGGCTGCTAATTATCAAGGTCAATATGCAGTTGCGATTGGTTCAAGTGCAGGATATACCGGTCAAGGTAATAATGCAGTTGCGATTGGTCGAAATGCTGGAAATAATACTCAAGGACAAAATTCTATTGCAATCGGCCAATATGCCGGAGAAATAAGTCAATCAGCAAATTCAATTATTTTGAATGCATCCGGAGCTACATTAAACGCTGGAAATAGTGGTTTTTTTGTTAAACCAATAAATTCTATAAATGATACTACAGGAATCGTACCATTGTATTTTGATACAACTACCAATCAAATTATTTCTGGACCAATCATACAACAAAAAAAATTATCTTTTTACGATTATTTTAATGACGCTGCTACCTTAAATACTTTTCGTTTAGATAAACCATTGCCAAATACGCCTTATTATTATAATATACAAAATAATAATCAAAGTGGTTTTTCTGCTTTAACAAGTACAGGAGGAAACGGAACGAATAGTACTGTAACTGCTCTCGCATTTGATTCGACAGGGAATTTATATGTCGGAGGAAGTTTTACAGCCGCTGGAGGAATTCCCGCCTATTTTATCGCGAAATGGAACCCTTCGAATAATACGTGGTCTGCTTTAACAAGTTCAGGAGGAGGAAATGGAACGAATAGTAGTGTAAATGCTCTCGCATTTGATTCGACAGGTAATTTATATGTCGGAGGAGGTTTTACAGCCGCTGGAGGAATTACCGCCAATTATATCGCGAAATGGAATCCTTCGAATAATACGTGGTCTGCTTTAACAAGTGCAGGAGGAAACGGAATGAATAGTAATGTAACTGCACTCGCATTTGATTCGACAGGTAATTTATATGTCGGAGGAACTTTTACAACCGCTGGAGGATTTACCGCAAGTTATATCGCAAAATGGAATCCTTCCACTTCTATATGGTCTGCTTTAACAAGTTCAGGAGGAGAAAACGGAATGAATGGTAATGTAAATGCCCTCGCATTTGATTCGACAGGGAATTTATATGTCGGAGGAAGTTTTACAGCCGCTGGAGGAATTCCCGCCTATTTTATCGCGAAATGGAATCCTTCCATTTCTATATGGTCTGCTTTAACAAGTTCAGGAGGAGAAAACGGAATGAATGGTAATGTAAATGCCCTCGCATTTGATTCGACAGGGAATTTATATGTCGGAGGAGGTTTTACAACCGCTGGAGGAGTTACCGCCTATTTTATCGCGAAATGGAATGGTTCCAATTGGTCTGCTTTATCAACTGGAATGAATAGTGTTGTATACTCTATCGCGTTTGATTCGACAGGTAATTTATATGCTGGAGGATATTTTACAACCGCCGGAGAAGTTTTAGCGAGTTATATCGCGAAATGGAATGGTTCCAATTGGTCTGCTTTATTAACTGGAATGAATAATGGTGTATTTTCTCTCAAATTTGATTCTTCAAATAATTTATATGCTGGAGGAGATTTTACAACCGCCGCAGGAGTTTCAGCGAATCGTATCACGAAATATACAAATTCAAGTTATCTTTTAAATACAGATGGTACCAAATTATATTTAACGAATAATGGAGCAAGTTCATCCATTAATTTATTGTATTACAACGATACTACTCAACTTTATTCCCAAGTCAATTAATTATTGTCTTTTTCCACATTCCTAATTCCCAAAAATCAAATAAAAAAAAGTACTTGGAATTATTTTCTTTGAATAATTATAAATAAGCAATGGAAAACAAAAATCAAGAACAACTATTTAACTTTAAAGAAATGATGAATGAACAACACGAATCTTTATTTGAACCTATTAAGAAAATAGAAGAGAGTAAAAACGAACCATCTTTAAAACCTACCTTTGTAAAAAAAACAGATTGTATAAAAGATTTAAGCGAATGTGGTTCTAACTGTGAATGTGTAAAAGAAAAAGAGGTAGAACTCAACACTTTAAAAGAACCAGAAGAGATAAAACAAGCTGAACTTGTAAAAGATGTAAAAACAGCTTTAGAAAAACCAAAAAAAAGTATTTTACATTATTTAAATCCTCTTTCTTGGCGATTACCTAAATTTAAAAAGTAATTAACCGACCATCTCAACAAACAAACGTCTTTAAATTCTGAGTCAACACACATCCAATAATTTTTGTTTTTTTAATATTTTTCAAAAAGGTGTAATCAATCGCCACATTTTTTAAAGAAGCCACTTTGAAAGTGTTTTCTTTACATAATAATGCCCCCTCTTCAATAATCATTTTCATTTCCTCCTTCTCCAAATCAGGGATATGTGAAATCAATGCGACAACGTGACACGAGGTTTCGCCTTTCACGTGAAACCATAGATCCTCTTGTTCCCCCAAATCAATCACCTTGAAATTATCCTTTGCATTTTTTCCGATATAAAAGGTCACGTTTCGATCCAAACATTCGATATATCTTTCTTCTACCTTCATTCTTCTTTTTCTCTCTTTGATTAATCTTCAAAGAGATAAATCATTTTCAATTTTCGTATAAAAACATTAAGTTATTTTATACAAAATCAAATAATAAAAACGAAAACAAATGATTACAAATAAATATCAATTGGAACAAAAATTGGGAAATGGTGCTTTCGGTTCCATTTATCAAGGATACAATATACGTACGAGAGAAAAGGTCGCTATTAAAATCGAGTTGAATACAACCGAACAAAAATCATTGAAAAACGAAACGCGTGTTTATCAATATTTAAACGGGTCTTTAGGAATCCCGAATATACGATGGTTCGGCACCGATTCAATATCCAATTATATGGTGATTGATTTATTAGGGGCTTCTTTAACCCAAATGATAAAAACCCAAAAAAATCTTTCTCTCCCAACCATCGCAAAAATAGCCATCCAAATGATCGATATTTTACAAGGAATTCACGAAAAAGGAATGATTCATCGGGATATAAAACCAGATAACTTCTTACTTCATCCGACGAAAGGCATCGATCAAATCTATCTCATTGATTTTGGCGTTTGTAAAACGTATATTCAATCAGACACGAATGAACATATGGAAATGCGAAAAACGAACGCAATGATTGGCACACCGAATTTTGCAAGTTTAAATGCCCATCAACTTTTAGAACTCAGCCGAAGAGATGATATAGAAAGTTTCATCTATACTCTTTTGTTTTTATCTTTAGAAAAATTACCTTGGACTTACCAACCAAATACGTCGAGAGAAGAAATGATGAAACAAAAAACAGAATTGGTTGAAAACCCAAGTCCAGAAATCCCCCAGATATTGATTGAAATCTTGAAATGCGTTCGAAACCTGAATTTCAAAGATCGACCTTTTTACGAGGAATATAAAAAAATGTTTCAAGGTTTACTGTAAATATCAAATACGCTTTATACCGATGAAGATTTGAAATTGGACAATCCTTTAAGGGAGGATTGCCTTTCAATTCATTTATCGCTAACTGTTGCCCTTCCATATTTTATGGAAAGCTTTTACACCTTCGCACATTTAAAGTGCGTGGTAACTGTTGCCTTTGCCACTCATAAGCGCCCACAAAGTGGGCGTTTTGAATGTGCAAAGGTGTAAGCGTCCC